CGCAGATTCCGCAGACTTTGCTGCTGCCGTTTCGGATCCTGCTGCCGCCGTCGCTGACTTTGCCGCTGCGGTCGCGGAGGCGCTTGCATTCTCGGCTTGCACAGTGATGTCCGCCAGATAATTTGGTTGCAACTTATCTGCGGTGATACTGCCATTTTTGATGTCTGCCTTTACCTTGCCATCGTCTCCTACTGTCCAGTAAATCGTGCCCGAATCGAGAAATTCAAACTGTGTGATTAGCGCTGAGAGATCCACGGACTTCTGCGTGCCATCATCCAGCGTGATGATCAGCTGCTGTGCATCCGGATCATAGTCAAAATTGACCGCCAGTTTTTCCAGCATGGTATCGATGACCTGCTGTGCGCCGGAGACCGCCGTGATTGTAAACTTACCAGTAGTCTCATCATAATCAATCTTATTGATGCAGGACTGCGCATCGACCTTGTCAAACTTGGTGAGTTCATGCGTGATCACACGGTCATCAATGGTGCTTACACCCTGACTCAGCTTATCCAGATTACGCTTATTCAGCGGTGTGTTGATTGACGGCTTATTTTCCCAAACGGTAGGTTCATACGCTTTCTGCATTCTGCTCTTCCCCTTTCTCTTCTTTCTGTTTTTTCTCCAGTGCGTCTCTGACCGCAATTTCCATTAATAATTCTTCCTCTGCACGCCGCTCCTGCTTTATCAGGATATCCTGCAAAGCCATACGCTTGACTTCCTCCGGCAACCCGGAACTATCCACAAAGTTTGTAATTGCCTGACTAAATTCCCTGATTTCTAAATTGCTCATTCTTAATCCTCCGGTCCCAAATAAGTAATAACAGTCCCACTAATGGATTTTGTTCTCCACGCAACTACCGTACCTTTATAATTCATATAGCCCGACACACCGATAGCTCTTACGCTGACCAGATCAACGCTTGATAGCTTATTTACGATAGTCGCAGCGCTGATTCTGTCCGCTTTAATCACACCGGAGGATGTCCAGTTGGCTACTTCCATGTAATTAGCCTTTACGGTTCCGGCACTGATATAGTTGGCTTCTACCGTTCCCAAACGGGCGCTTACACCATTCAGATCAGAGACTGTCACATGATCTGCTTCCAGGCTCCCCACGCGGCCACTGACGGCGTTCAGAGAGTCAATGGTTGCCTTGGTGGCAATCAGGTTGTTCAGTTCCAGTTTTGCCACATTCAACGTCTCTATGGTGGCATATTTGCTGACCAGTTCATCCGCATTTACCACACCGACCAGGTCTATCCGTTCTGCCTTGATCTTGATGCTTTCCGCAGTCTGATTGATCTCTGAAACGATATTGTCCTTGGATACCTTGGTAAGGATCTGCTGTGCATTGATGCTGATCTGCGTGGACAGATTCTGGTTGATATCTTTCATTTCCAGACGAGTTTCATCCACCGTCCTGGTAAGCACATTTGTTTTTCCCTTTAACTGGATAATCTGCTTCTGCAGTCCATTAACCTGTCCGGTCCTGTACTCCTCACCCTCCGCTGTATAACTGTCCCGGAGTGCCTGGATGCCTTTCAGGGTTCGCTGCAGGATGTAAGTGTACACATCTTCACGGGTCGTATGTAACAAAATGCCATCCCCCACCTCCAGGCAGGGATTGCCGCGGGCTTCCACCTGTGCCGGACGGTACCATACGACACCGATCACGCTGAGGACATTGTCTGCGATAGTCTGCAGTTCTGCCGCAGACTTGCCATACACCAAAAAGTTATCCTCTATGATGTAACAGTTATTACCGGTACCGGAGATAGCACCGATGTCGTTCTCTTCCTGCCGGATCTGCAGCTTATCAATATGCTGACAGATAAAGTCCTCATACTGACAGGATAGATACATGCTCTTGGATACTTCCGATGTTCCCATCGGATCTGCAGGATAAAGGTCATCTGACGGATACAGATCATCCGCCGGATACAGCCCCTCTATCATCTGCTCCAGCACCACATATCGCAACTTGCCTGCTCGGGTAATGTGTCCAAAGCAGCCATTGATCTCGCAGATGGCTTCTATAACCGTCTTTCCTGGGAGTTCTCCGGGATCTATGGTTTTTTCTACCACCATATCATCGTTAACCAACGTAATTTCTTCCTGCTCCACGCCGACATATGTGCAAAAGTTATCCCGGAACTGCCGAAGAGTTATCGGAAATGTCAGGCTGTTATACCACGCAGCCACATCTGTATTCAGGATGTCGTACATAGCATCGTATGCTACGATATCCCGATATCTTCTATCTGCCGTAGGTACATCAGAATCCACTTTATAAACTCCCATCATAAAAGGAGCCTCATCGGCTCCTTCCAATGTTACTGATACTGATATCTTTTTCCCTGCAAGAGGTACTACCCGTTCCCTGACCCTCAATTTGAAAGTACTCGCCTCACATCTGCCAAAACTTATTTCACTCTCTGAGCATAGTCTCTCTGTGAGTTCTGCGCTTTCACCTTTCCAGTCCTCCTCATTCAGCACACTTCCATCACTACATTCAATCTGCATTTTTTTGGAAACAGATGTGTCATTATAAATATCTTTATATTTGTAATCTACCATGTCTCCTCCTTAATACTCTATGAATGCAACACGCAGAGGTTTATACTCAAGCTCCATGCCGTTCCACGACTTCGTTTCTACTGTATAATTCGGCACATACATTTCTCCCGTCTTATATTCTCCGGTGTTCACATCAAAGTATGTGACTAATGCTTTCCTTTCCTTCACATTTATGTATGCAGTTTCCAAAGCCTGCAGAAAATCTGTCATTTCTGCAGACTCCATAGGAATTGTATTGAACTCTATTTTGGTTGTATAATGGTCTGCGACCTCACGGTATAACTTATTCAATCCATTTCTGTCAGAATCCAAGTCTGCTCTCTGTTCTGGACTTACCTTATAATTTTCGATATCCACATATTTCGAAATATCTGTATCTCCTACTTTTAACAGCCACCCTTGAAATGCCATTCTGTTGCCTCCTTATACATCCAGCAACAGGTAATTTCCGGTTGCCTTAAAATACTCCCTGTTTACCTTTTTCAATAATTCCGCAAATTTCACGCCATTTATTTCTATCGTATTTCCAGAAGCTATGATTCTGATGATGGTCTCCAAAAGTGTAATGATCTTATCCAGCTTTTCCGCGGAAATGGTTCCTCCAGATCCTGCCGCAGCCTGCGCTGCACTCAGTGCCATTTTCTGTAACTTATCTTCCGGTGATACAATTTCTCCCTGATGCCTATTATCACCGATCATGGCAAGCTGTGGCGTATTAGCCTTGACATATCCACCGTTCCACAATTTAGGTATCTGCGGTGGATCACTCGGCATTTCGAAGCCCCAGTCTTTTCCAACCAGATCTCCTGCCTTCTTTGCGACGCTTCCGATGCCATTTACCACATTGCGTAGTGTAGAATATATCAGTGAAATCATTGCATTCACACCGTCAATAATAAGATTACATACTCCCTTGATAGATCCCCAAATTGCTTGCCAGATTCCATCCGTAATTTTTTGTAAGCCTTCCCATGCCTTTTTCCAGTTGCCTGTAAACACTCCGGTGAGGAAGTCCAACAGTCCTCCCAGTATTTTCATGGCTCCAGATATAATGTCTGACACGGTTGCGAATACGGTACTCATGATGTTTATCACAATGTCTGCCACCTGCTTGATTGTCGGTGCCAGATACCCAATAATTGGTTTGATTACGGTACTCCACGCGGCTGCAAGGAAATCGCCTACTGAGCTGATCAGATTAAGAATGTTATCCCATAGTGGTCTTAGATTTTCTTCCCATAATTCCTGTAACGCTTCCTTTGCATGATTCAGTACCGGCATTGCAATATCATTCCACAGTTCTAAAACCGTCTTCTTGATATCATTCCAGGCATCTACAATGTTTCCAAAGGTACTGCTTCCCTGAGACTCCCACCAGTCTGTAAGAGAGCTACCAAGTTCTTCAACAATTTTTCCTGCCAGTGATGCACATTCTCCACCGAATTCAAACAGATCTGTGAGTGTACCTTCTATCAGCTCCTGATTGTCTTTCATCCACTGGGATGTGTGTTCTGTGGAAATTTCAAACCCTTCCGCGAAGATTGTTCCCAGTGACATTCCAAATCCAGTACATCCAGTCAGAATATCATTGATTCCGTTTGCAATATCAGGTCCTGCTTTATCCAGTGCCCCGAGCAGATTATTGTATATCTGCTCATTGATATCCGTAAGATTTGTAAATCCGTTCGCAATAGACTGGCTTACATCACTGCTCCAGGATTCTATCTTTTTCCTGTTGCGCTCCAGATAGCTTGCAATTCCATCCAGCCCTAGGTCTACCGCCTTGGCTGTAACAGCAATCTTATTCCCGATTCTGTTTCCGAGATATCCTCCCAGCGGATCCATGATTGTCTCAATGTTTCTGACTGTAGTTTTGGCCAATGGATCCATCTGAGCCATGATTCTTGAAAAATTATCCTTCAGATTTCCGAAATCAATCTTTTTCAGACCATTGTTGAACTGATCTGCAAAATTTTTGACACCGGGAATCTTGAATGCATCTGAGAGTTTTTTCGAAATTTTATCCACACTGGCTTCAACTTCCTGCGTGGAAGTCTGCAAACCAGCAATATCTATTCCTGAAGATCCTCCGGATGCCGAAGAGGAATCTGTCTTCTGGGAGAGCAAATCCAATTCATCAGTTGGAAGTAATCCACCTAACTTTTTAGCTGCTTTTCCCGCGGCATTAATATTATCACTGATTCCGGCAGACGCAACCTCTGCAGCCGCCATGCCTGTGGCTACATCATTACCCTTCTTCCCGGCAAATTTATCCGTAAATGCTTTAAATACATTCGCCAGCTGTACCAGTTTTCCCATCAGGGTATTGATCACCTTGATTGCCGGTGTCAAGACGTTGATCAATCCCTGACCGATTGCCGCCATAAAAGACTCAGTCTGCAGCTTCAGGATTCTGACCTGATTGGCCCAGCCATCAGAAGTCCGCATAAAGTCCCCGGATGCCGTCGCCAGTTTACTCTGAACAAAGGAATACCGTAGGGCTACCTTTTCTGCCTCCGACATAGCCGCAGTGGTCTTCCCGTAGCCGTTGACCATAGCATAGGCATCCAGTGCCGTCTGTGTCATGACGACACCAAGATCTTTCAGACTCTCTGTTTCTCCAGTGAATACCGATTTCAGCTTTGTATATGCTTCGTCCTGAGATATGTTATAAAAGGATGCCACATCTCCCGCCAGTCCTGTCAGAGTGGTAGACATATCGTATGCCTGCTTCTCGCTGAATCCGAAAGCCTTGGCCATTGCACCGAAGGTTCCTGTGTACCTCTTGGCCATCGTCTCGGACAGTCCAAATGCAGTTGCGGCATTATGCGCAAATTTATCTACCTGCTTTGACATTGCCGGGAATGTTACGTCCACAACATTTTGCACTTCACTCAGATCTGATCCCAGTTCGATACACTTCTCACTGAAATCTACGAGCTTTTTTACAGCAAAAGCGGCAGCCAGTTTCTTACCTACTTTCGTAGCCAGGCTCTGGATGCCGCTCATCTGCTTATTAAAGTCCTTTTTATTTACGACCAGATCTAATCCGATCTGTCCAACGCTTGTAGCTTCACTCATAACCAGCCTGCCTTCTAAGACAGGCACATCGGCACAGCGTCTTATAACTTCAACTCAAAAATCTTTTTACAGTCCTTATTTTTACAGCGGAAATAAATTCCTCTGCAATGTGCATCTTCCGTCTGCATTGCATTCACCGGATGCCCACAGTAAGGACACACTACTTTTTTCTTATCTACTTTTTCAATGTATATCGCCCCCTGCCAGAGAAATGAACGCATTCTTCAGTTGATCAAGTACTGCTGCCATATTATCAGGCGCTACCTTTTTTGCTCTGTTTGCACGCCATTCATTTCTGATTCTGTGCTGTTCTGGAGTAAAATGGTCTAAGATATCCTTATCCTCCTCGGCCCTGATTGCTACGATCCGTCCCAGCGGTGTCTCCGGTCCGATTCCGATAAGAAGATCCCTAAACTCATCCCACTTCATGGTATCAATTTCTTTCGACAGCCGTATCCCGTACTGAGCCTGGAAGGATGATACGATCAGACTGTAATCTCCGATCAGATCATAGTACGGGTCACTGCTCTCCCGGCTCTTCATCTCCCGTGATCAGGTCTACTGCTGCCATGATGATTGTCTGGAAATCCTTAAACTGGAGATTCAGTTTATCGATCTTTTTCCGATCCTTCTCATTGAAAATCAGTTCATATACCGCCAACACTTCTTTAGCTGATGTACCCTTCGAAAAAAGGCCCATGATCTTCAGTACAGTGGCTACATCGGAATTGACTTCTATGGTGACATCCTTCACCTTCAATACCGGATTCTCATCAAAATTCAGTTTTTCTGTAATATCTACAATTTTCTTTGCCATAATAGCCTCCTGTTTTTATGCTGCTGTAGAAATCTCCGGTTTGCCGTTGCTCATAATATCAAACTCCAGAGGAGCCACGGCTGTAGAGTCTCCAGCGCCGATATTTTTCACGTTAATAACTGCCCCGTTAAATTTAACCACCGTTCCATCCGGGAATGTCCACTGGACATTTTTCTCTGCGGAGCGGCCGTTTACCCATGCAAGAGACGCTACAGCATCGTTACCGGCATCTCCGACGTTCCTTTTTGCAGTCACGGAAATCGTGACACCTTTACTGGTAAGCAGACGTCTTACCCATCCTTCTTCCGTAAAAGGATGCCATTCCTCTACTCCATTGTCGAAGGATACGCTGAATGTCTCACAGTCCGCAATATTAACCATATTTTTTTCAGCTCCGCTTTCCGCAGCATCAACCTGAAACTGGTTTTCATAACAGGGATATACTCCTGTAATAGGTGTGCTCATTCTTTTTCACCTTTTCCTTTCTCATAAATAACAGCCATCTCTATGACCCATTCGCAGATACCGGCATCATCTTTTCCGACATCCTGCGGTTCATAAAGAGGCTGTATAAATTTTATCAACTGATTGTTGACCGTTACATTTCTTGCAGCCTTCACCGCATCAAATGCTGTCATGGCTGTCTTTTCTGACTCTCTCGGCGAATTATTCCAGTGAATCAACAGGGTGACATATTTTGTCCCGTAAGATACAAGTTGTGGTCCTCCTAATGCTGTCTTATACTCCTGCTGATGTTTGCTGTTATAAACACCGATGGACTTCTCCTGCTTGTCCGGCAGGCTTCCCATATATACATGGTCTGCCAGTTCAATGGATTCCACATAATCCCGCACATCCGATAACATCATAATCCGGCAATCCTCCTGTATATTTGTTTGTATGCCTTTTGGCAGTACTCTGATTTCTTCCCAGAGATCCAGTCCTCATACCATTCGCCTCTTGCATTCGGATTCTCCGTCTTCTGGAAATGATATTCCGGGTGAAAATAAAGCCGTCTTGCATAGGGTGTGCTAGATATGATACTGACTTTTCCCTGGCTGCTCTCCGAATAATCGACAAAAGTGCTCTCGTTTTGCAGATTGCCGGTATCCCTTGGGAACACCTGTGCCTGCACCACATTGGTATGTAATGCCTCAGCGGTCTGCTCTAAAGCCATCACCTGTGCTCTCGTCAATTGTTGGATCTTCGGAAAATTCAGCTTTACTGTGGAGTTTACACTGATCATACCAGCAGCACCTCCGTATAGTTGACTGTTCCGTCCGGGTTTCTCGCCTTACGCCCTTCCAGAATCCTGCGCTTACCCCCAAATATCACAGCACTTCCTCCGGATATAGCCGGAAGCTCCGGGCAAATATCTCCTGGAAACAATGCTGTTCCTGTAATCTCTATCAGTTTCTTCTCGGCTGTCAGCACAGTCTTGGCTTTGTCCTGATAGTTACATTTTCCGGAATATTCCACCGGCTTCAATGGCTCCCCGTATTTGTTCAGTCCTTCCTGATCTATCGCAACAGAGATATCTGTCTTGCATAATCTTTTGGGCACCAGACACGGATATTTCATGGAATCACCTCGCAATTCTGCAACACAGACCCGTCTGCATCAGCAACGAATAGACATCCCGCTTCATGGCAATACCTTTTTCCATAAAAACATTCCAGGAACTTCCGAACTGTGCGGATACTCCATTTATGCTATAGCTGGATAAAATCGTATTGATTTCATCTGCATTCTCATACTCGAAATCTGCCTGCATGCAGACAACCTCTTTGATGGTCTCCTGTTGAAAAGCTGTCATATGGTCGAATCCTGCTGCCACAATCCGGTTAAATGTCAGACTGTCAATATGCCGGGAGGCCTGACGAAGTGCTCTTTCAAGCTCTCCGTCAGGAATCACGTTGCCATTATAACTATCTTTATATTCTTCTTTTCTTACATAAGGTTTGTAGGACATAGGTCCTCCTTACTCCCCGGTGTACTCCGTGGTATCTACATCTACATAGACGCTGTCCACTTTGCCGTCACGACCATTCGGGAATACAAAGGTGTCAGACAGAGATCTGTTCTGGTACAGGTATCCGTCTCCTTCGGTATGTGTTCCGGGATTGAAATAATAGATAGACGCGATCTTAGGAACCGTCTTACAGGTCTGTCCGCATGCCACCAGTACATTGATCTTATGAGCTCCGGTTACAGCAGCAACGTGGTTACTGGTGTCCTCGGCCACCTTTTTCAACGGAGCAAATCCACCCTCAGCAGGCTCCCAGTCGAAAGCATCATAGAAACGCTCATCGTCGATAACTTCCATGATGGGTACACCATCGATTTCCGTTACTCTTGTCTCGATGCCGATACCACCCTCAGCAATCTGTGTAAGTTCAATTTTACGGGTAAACTCAGTGGACTGCTCCAGTGCATCCATAATAGGACTGACCACATACATAAGCAGGCTGCCATTTGCCTTATACCGTCTCAACTTTCCTTTTGCAAGGATGTCCTTCAGCATTCCGAATACCTTTGCCTTGGTATAAGCAGAAATAGCGGTCTGGCTGTGATATCCCTCTGTCTTCTGTGCCACCTGTGCCACACGGGAGAAGAACAGGGCATCTGTCTCAGGCACTACCTGAGTCTGTTCGAAGGTTCTGGAGATATTCTGCATGGATGCAGTTGCGTTGGTCTCATCCACATCTGCCTTGTCTACCAGGAACTGAACGTCTCTGTCATGGGTTACTGTAAATGGAACATCTGTCTGATCGAAGGATCCCATGTTCCAACCACCGGTTCTCTTGTGATTCTTATAACCAGTGGTGCTCGTCTGTGTAAAGTGGAATGTCTTCGCATCCAGCCATCTTACATTAGATGTAATGAAGGGAGATGTTAACGCTCCCTGTATCAGAATCTGCAGGAGTTCAGGACTCCACTGCTGTGCATAGTTTAAATTAGGCATATCTCATACCTTCCTTTCCTTAGTTCCACCGATTCCATCTTTTGGTCGGTGTCTGTTGCTGTTGTACGGTTGCCTGTTGTGTATGCCGCGAAGGATCTCCGCCTGTCCCTACATGAAGGAAACCTGTAGTATCTGTCTCCTGCGGCTTTAATGCAGGAATATCCTCTAGCACCTTATTCAGGGCTTCCGTAAGTTTCTCATTGCTGATCTTTCCATCCTGTCCTACTGTCTGGCTGAAATCTGCCATCTTCAGTACATAGGGAATGGATGTTACGCTGATTCCCAGTCCGACTGCTGTCATCGTCGCTGCCTGCTGGATCTGTGCCTGTCTTGCCTCAGCTGCTGCGGTTGCAGCCTGCTGTTGCAATGCTTCCACATTCGGCTGATTTGCCGCCTTCTGTTCCTTGAAGGTTGCTATAGCCTGTTCCACCTCCTGTTGGGAAAGTCCCTGCTGCTTGAAATAGGCTTTCAATGCCGTATCCTCTTTTGCCGCAAGCGTTCCATCCAACATCTGCTGGATTTTCCCATAGTCAATCTGCGGTGTTGCATTCTGCTGTGACTGCTGATCAGTCTGTTCTCCTGCCGGTGCTCCGCCCTGGCTTCCATCGGGGTCTAAGAATCTTCTTACTGTCTTGTAAAACATAACGTGCTCCTTTCCATTTTGAGGGTGTCACCCTTACTGCGATCCATTGTCTTCGGTGTCTCCGGTCACGCTGCAGTTTATTGCCTTGCTCGTGTTTGGGCATAAAAAAACACGCCATGAAGCGTGTTGATTCCAGATTATTTGTTGCACCGGTGCAATTTTCTTTTTTCGAGATAAAAATACCACCAATCTACTGACCGGTGGCTTCATGTTCTTTTACCATTCTTCGCAAACGTTCTTTATAATCCTCATAGCTTTTATCTTTTCCGATGATGTATGCGGCATCTCCCATTTTTTCGGAGAAGGATAATACTTTCCTGCGCAACTCCTGCAGTTCCTCATCGTTTTTCATTTTTTCAACAAATTCTTTTTTGAACATAATTACCTCTTTAGCACTTTCATAAATGCTTCATATAGCTCTGGCAATTCACTTTTTATGAATTCTACAGTTATATCATCCGACTGATACAATGCAGCATATATATCCGCAAATATCTCCGACTCCGCATATCCGGGTTTACCTATGTATTGTGATTCATGTCTGTATACTCCTGTAATCACATTGTCTGTTATGCATGACATTATATCACTGATGAAGTAATTGTACTCTAAATCACCATTTACAGCAAGTCTCCGTTGATACTTCTCCTTTTTTTGCAATATTTTGTTTTCTGTATTTTTTATTGCCTCTGCGAATTCAACATACATGGGACTGCCATACTCATTATGATCAATTCTATGGGCTATTTCATGCGCCAGCACATGCTTGTAGTTCTCCTCTTCATACTGCGGATGTCTCGGATTGATAATTATCAAATCATTATCAAGATCATACGAAAATGCATATTCTGACAGTTCATCTATCTTGATGCACTCATCTCTTGTGTACTGATCCATTAAATCGATCATAATCTGCGGAGTATCCGATCTCGGCACTTTCACCTCATCAGGAACTTTATACCGGTCTTCCGTTTCCTGACTCCATTCTTTTTCCTTCGCACGGTACTTGCTTTTATTCTCCGGATCCAGTGAAAATGATGCTAATCTATGGAATTTTTTCTCTTGTCTCTCTGCATATTGCTGTCTTGCTTCTTTCCTGTTCTGTTCTTCGATATCTTCTATGTCTTTTTTACTGTATTCATTATCCAAATCCTCCAGTTCTGGAAAATAGGTAGTGTGGCTGTCTCTGCATCTAGGGTGGTATAGTCCTGCTGCTATTGCCGCGCTCATCAGGGGATATGGTCCATCCTTGGCGCTTCCGCCGCTCCATACATCATCGATCAGTATCTTACCAACAAACGGTAAACACTTGGGGCAGGGATTTCCACGCTTATTCATGATCACCGTGGATATCCCCCATTCCTGCCTTTTCTGCCCTTCCCCCTGCAGGTATGCACGCTTACTGGCTGTCCGTATTGCCATGTCCGCATAGTCTGCCAATGTGTGTCTGGATCCATTGGCATATTCTACACAGTTAAGACCAGCGGCAATGAAATCCTTTGTAGCCATGTCTACCGCCTTCTCGTAGGTTCCGGCTCCGCTGTTGGCATATATCTGAGCATTAAAAATAATCTTGCGATATTGGTCATTTGCCATGCGCAGGACGGCTGTCTCAGCCTTTTCCAGGTCTGATGTCGTCGCCCGGATCAGTGCCTCCAGCTTCCTCTGGTTCAACCGGAAGAATGCCGCCGATGCTCCGGGGCTCACCTTTCTTGCCGGGAAACCTTTCTTTATAGCCTCCAGTATGGCTATCTCCTGCTCCATATCTCCTTCATCCCTGGCAGTACTGATCAGTGCTTCGATTCGGTTATTGATATCCTTGAATTTCGCACCGAACCGCTCCTGATTCTCTTTTCTGTACTTTTCCAACGACCGGAGTTGTTCTGCCTGCCACATGGACCACTGCTTGTCCTCATCGATTTCCTCAATCTTATGTCTTCGCATATTCCGGATCATAGAAGCAATGAGTTCATTCTCAATAGCTTCGAATGCTGCTCCGATGTCATATTCTGAATTTATCTTAGGCATCTAATCACCTGCCGTTTGCATATACCTTGAATCCCTGGCTTTTAAACTGTCTGGTCAATGTCTTGATCTGCGTGACGCTGGTACAATGATCACATCGGAGTTCCGCATAATTACCTTTTTCCACTGCATAGATTCCTTTCGGTACCTGCTCACTGGCCACCTTCAGAAGCCCCTGGTACTCCTCCCGGTTCATCCGGTATGTTTTTTTCGCTACTTTTACTTCCATCACTACCTCCAGTAAATCCGTTTATCCTGAATTCTCCTGCATCCGTTCTGATCTCCGGCTCCGGAATGCTCTGAATCCCCTGCTCTGCCTTGAGCCTTGCGATTTCTTCTCGTTTGCAATCATCGTCCAGACTGTCACCGTATAGTTCCTCCACACAGCGCTCAATGCTCATGATTCCGCTCTGCTTTGCCTTACCAACTGTTTCCACCTGAGATTCAAATGAAGGATTGGCATATTCTCCAAATGGGAGATTTACCTCTACACTTTCCACTGCCTCATTCTTCATCAGGTGATATGCGTTGATACACATGGATACTACCTGTGGCAATACTGTCTGAAGAGTTTCCACGATAATGTTTCTTGTGTACAGCGTTGTTTTTTCCTTTTCACGCTGCGCTTCTGCATTATCCAGTTTTTTTACATCAATCCCCAGTGTAGAAGGACTGATGATCCCCTGCAGGCAAAGGTCCAGTGCCGTACAGTAGGAAGCCTGATAGCTGTCATGAGGAATGCTCGGCTGGTCTGTACTGATTACGTTTTTCTGCCCTTCGCGCTGGTCTCCTTCTGCTGCAAAATATCTGTTATCGAACGGATTCGGTGTTATCGCAGCTCCTGTTTCCGGATCCCTCGGAACCAGACAGTCCGGAATATATGTTTTGGCTCTTCCTGCTCTCAGCGCATCCATCCACTGGCTCCATACTTCATCCAGCGCATCATAGTTGTCCACCTTTCCGTCAAAGATACTTCCGCCACGTCCTTCATATTTTGCCGACTTATAGAACATCATAGGCACCGCCAGCATAACGCTTTTATCGAAGGTCACATCTTCCAGTGAATTGGTTATCTGTAGTGTAGTCAGCGGAACCTGTCTGTTATCCAGATACAGTTCGTTCTTTACATACCCATATCCATATACCTCATTGAGCACATATGTCTTTCCTCCTCCGCTGTATGGTGTCTTAAATATCACTTCCCGGACCTTGTCCTTTTTCCGTATGATTTCGACACGATCCCCGGCATACCATTCTAAAATCGGATACTCACTGACTTCTGTATCAATGGACACTTTAAAAGCCCCGTCTCCGATATACAGTGCTTCTTTGATTGCATCCTCTACCTTATCGGCAAAGTTATTATTCTCAGGCTTTGCAATGTCTTTCCATATCTGTTTCTGCATTTCGTTCTCTGAGGAAAATTCAAATTCCCCCATATCTGGAAGGACTACTGCTGCCAGAGTTCTCACCGTAAGCTCCGGAACACCTGTGTGGATCTTGCGCATTTCCATCCCCGGTGTACTCTTGCTGGACCAGAATTTATATTTATCTGCATATTCCGCATTCTGCTCATAGAACTGCTCCAGTTCGTTGCTGTCACCACGATACCAGATGCGGTTTCGGATCGCATTCCCCTCGAAGTCCATCATCTCATTGATATTGAACACATAAGGATTCGCCGGAGAAACATTCAGCCAGCTCCGTATACCTCTTTTGATATTCTCATTTATCTTTTCCATCAGGTTCACCTCTGTTTATCCTCCTCGAATCCAATCATATTCCGGTATGGAATCCATCCGTACTGGTTTGCATTGATCGTATGGTCGTTCTTATCCTCCGGTACCGGGACATCCTCTTCCTCGTCCCATGAATAGCGTTCCAATTCTGAGATATGGTTTGTGCAATCCTCAACTACCAGATAGCAGTCCTGCTGGATCCATCCCAGCTGTAAATTGATACGATCCAGTATTGTTACCTTTTTGTAGGACTCAATGAAATTGTAAAGGCACCCATGCAGGCGCTTATACTTCCGAAGTTCTGTTATTGTCGCCGCATCCGCGCAGTCAACAAAGGATTCTTTTGCAAATCCCCATTCCGATCTGCATCTATCCAGAAAAGCTATAAACTTTACCGTTGTGTCAGATGGTGCCAACGGCACACTGAGATCAGCATTGCTATACACCATTTCAGCCAGTGTGATCAGCTTGCGGTCATCCGTAATGCCCTGGAAGATCATTGCAATGGTATCCGGAGATTTTGAGGAATATGATGTATCCAGTCCGGCCGTAAACTTCCTGAAACGGATCTTCCCATCTGCAATCTGTTTCTTCACCCATGCAGCAGTAACAACATGTTTCTTTCTGACAAAGTTGGAGAATACCAACCCTGTCGCTTTTCCGCGGAGACCCTGGATCTTATTTTTCCAGATCTTTGTTCCCTTCGGTGTGTTTTGCAGGATCATCTGCAGTTTATCCGGTGGAAGGCCTGCATTGTCTTTAAAAGAAAAGAACCAATGGATCCATCCGTCCTTTGGCTCTTCTTTCAGTTCCTCTATGATTTCCTGTGGTGTCTCATCCTTCCATTCCGGAAGAGGACGTGCACAGTTGATATATTCTTTGTACACCGGCAGTCCCGGATCGTCTGGGTTTAGTGTTGCCATCAGATAATCACATCTCATGGATGCTTCTCTGACAAAATCTATGTCTGCGGTATTTACTTCATCTATGTACAGACAGCCATATTGTCCACCCAGGGCCTTCTTCCACTTTTTCTTGTTACCGTAGCCCAGCACATAAATTACTTTATCCCCCTTGCCAGTATGCAGAATCAGATGCGGAATCTTATCGTCTTTGGTTCCGCTGCCGTTATACTCCACCAGGATCCCGAAATCATCCAATATACCAAGATCCTTGTTGATGATGTTCTTCTCAGCAGTTCCAGTGTCATCCGCTGCAATGATATGCAGCTTCTTGGGGCTTTCCGCCACCTTAAGCATAAACTTGAAGATTCCTACCGTTGTTTTACCTGCCGCCGTGGTTCCTTCCAGGAATTCCACCGGAGCATCGCATTTCAGGAATGCTTTGTATTTCTCTGACAGCAGGAGCTTACTTGCGCTCATTACCCATCACCACGCATCTGTCTAATCAGGTCATCCAGTTTACTCTGTTCGGACTTGAGTTCTCCGGAGATCTGGACATCCTGTTTATCTCTCCATTTATCCGGTTTCCGGTTCTTCAACCAGAATATCTGGGCCGTGGTATCCGGCTCTACTTCTTTTACTTTTCGTTCCACAAGCATTTCTTTTGTTTTAGGGAACTTCTCTCTTACAAGCATCAGCTCATCATCTGTTGCCTCCGGATGCTCCAGTTTGTAGCGATTCATATATTCAAATAGCTTTTGACTATATTCTTCCTGCTCCATCGGAACGCTTACATATTTATCTTCTGTATACCGATATCCCAGTGCCCTTTTTAAGAGCGCATTTTCCACTTGCAGGTCCACAACTTCCTTTCCCTTTTTTAGGGTGTCCGAAATGTCCGGATACAATTTTTTCCATTCATTTAATGTAGACCTGGAGATTCCCATATTACCAGCGATCTGCTCTTCTGTTAGTCCATCCCTTGTCCATCCTTCCAGCTTTAGTAAGCCTTCCGGTGTCAGCCAATATTTATATTTGCCCTTTGCCATCTGCTCACCATCTCTCTAAAGTTGCACCGGTGCAACTCCACGAAAAAAGGCAACGCAGCTATCTGCATTGCCCTGTCACTAATTTATCACGATACTATATTATCACATTTGACATGCGAAATCATGCCATCTTTTACTTTAACTCCCCAATATACCTTCCAATCTGTTCTATGGTCTTAAAAACTATCCTCTTCATTTGTCTCTCACTGTACGAGGCACCACCGATTTTTAGGTAGGGAATCGGTGCTCTGAGACCTTTACTCCAGTACCTGATCCGGATTACCTTCTGTTCTTCTGGTCGAAGAGAATTATATACAAATTCCACTGCCTCAATCTCTTTCTTGATCCGTTCATGGTATACGGATGTCATCTTCAGGGCTTTTGCCTCTGTGACAGACTGTGCCTTGTCTCTTTCCTTGGCAGGATCCGACGGACGACTGCTGCCTCCCGCCGGTGATGCCATAATGTCCGATATGTACTCCTCATATTCTTTCTTTCGTTGGGGATACCTTAATAATATAGTTTCGATAATCCTCCAGCTTGCTCTGTTAATTCTTTGCATCGATGCTTTCTCCTTTCTGTTGCACCGGTGCAACTTCCGGTGCTGTTACTATGCTACTCTGTTATACTTGTGCTGCATCTCTTCGATGTCATCTATCAGGTAATACTGGACCGTCATGTCAGGCTTTGCATGACCCAGCAATTTACTCACCAGCAATACATCACCCGTCTTGCGGTATAATACGCTTGCAAATGTCTTGCGGTACACATGCACGGTTGCTGTTATCCTGGTTACTCCTCCCCGGACAGCCATTTCTTTAGCCAGCTTTTCGATGCCATACTCTTTCATTCTGTTATGCGGTGCCCGATCTGCCAAAAACAGCGGATCTGTCCCAGGCCTGTCCCCGATATAATTTCTTAATGCCATCACCGCTACTGGCGTAAGCATTCCGGTGCGGTAGGTGTCTGTCTTCTCGGCATAGATTGATACCTGCCTGTGCACTAAATCAATATCTGACACATTCAGAGCGGAGATCTCGCCTACTCGCATTCCAGTGCAAATCATCAGCTCAAACAAGGCTTTTTCCTTGGGTGTCTGTAATGCATAACGGATAGTTTCAACCTCTTCATCCGTCAGGCGCACCTTCTTCTTTTTTACCTGCTTCACACGATCCACACCGTCAATGATATTATTGGCAATGTGCTGTTTGCGAAATGCCCAGCCGAAGAATGTGCAGAGATACCGGTATATGGTGGACTTATAGTTTTGGCTGATATGGTCCCGGTAGCTCCTGACAGCAAGGTAATCTGTGATATCCTGCGCTGTCACATATTTATAATTTTTTCCGACATGATCAAAAAACTTACGGATAATGCCGATATAGCTCCGTATTGTCCCAGCATGAAGTCCTGCTGCCACGCCGTCTACACAATACCTTTGCATTAACCACTCGTTATCGTGCTCCATAGTTATAGGCAGCTGTTTGATCTCTGCCAACTCGAAGTCCTGCATTTTTACATAAAGCGTAATCTTCATCCGGTCGATCTGTTCCCTGGTCATGCTGTCACGTAATTCATAGGCTACGTCGTTGATTAAATCGTTTTTAGTCATATGCGCACCTCTTTCGTATTGCCTAAGGTATCACATTATGATATGATGTCCTTAAGCAGTGAGCGGTAGATGCTATCTTTGGTCGGATGGTCTACCGCTGTTTTTATGTAACGATTACAGTCCTTCTGCAGCTGGAATTTCCGATTGTGTATTATGATACTTATTACACTTTTAACATTTTTTCCTTTTTCTATCACTCCTTTCACTGTCCGGATGGATTCCGGGAATGCCGCTATTTTTTTCGCAAAAATCCATCATCCCGTTCTCCTCCACTAAAACATAATGGCATTTCCTTCTTTGTGATATACTAAGCCATCTTGCAGCATTTCTTTCCACTCTTCCTTTGTTGCCTTGAATTTACCAAAGGTAGTTTCATTAACTTCGCACCATTTGCACAATTTGTCCAATGTTTCAAACACAGGGCTTATGGGGCTCCCTTCACTCGTAGTATCCCACAACTGATAGCCTTCTCCCTTCGGTGGTTCGCAGAGTTCCTTTAATTTGTCCTTAATTTGCTTGAAATACTCATCAAATTTAGGACATCCATACTGTTCTGTATCAATCCCTTTGATCCTCGCAAACTCCTTACAATTTTCACAATATTCCTCATTTTGCGAAGATATACAAAACGAAATGTTATCTACAAAATATCCGTACCAAACTTTATGTAATGGATAATCAAAATCCAGTGGTACACGCTTCAATTCTCTTCCCATGTTTCTCCTCTCTGTTCCTAAATTTCAGTTTACCTACGCATTCGAAACTATCTCTTTTACTTTTTTCTCGTAAAATTCATCCGAAATATACTGATCTCCATAAGGGAATTTACTGTCTGTCAGAACAGCATAGGCTTCCGCCCAAGACAGACCTCCTCTTGCTGCTAATCTGTCTAATGTCTGACCACAGTGGTTTTTTAATGCCTGCTCTTCATGCGGTTTGATGATATCATAGGGAATGTATTCTTTGCCCTTTTTCGTCATAATCGGAAATTCTTTCATATACTACCTCTCTTTCAGTTTAAATGTTTAACGAAAGCTGTCTGGCATCCACCTCATAATTCATCCATAGGACTTCTGTCCTCGCACGTCCGCCTTCTGCTCTGGTAACCTTATATGCCTTTTGCCATTCTGAAAGCATATCATTATACATGTTGTTGTCATATCCTGATATAAGAACTTTCCCCGGGTGATTAGCAAGGGTCTTTAATAATTCCTCATGTTCAGCATCCTGCATTTCATACTTATAGAGGTAATTCTTCCTTGTCCCATGCAAATATGGCGGATCAGCATAGATAAATACATCTTCTGTGTTGTACCTTTCTATCAGTTCTAAGGCCGGTAAATTCTCAATCTGAACTCCCTTTAGCCTCTCAGTAGCCAGTTTCATTATTTCAGGAAGTTCGCACCACGCTTTGGCCGGATTTGGAGAATTAGTCTGTTGGCCTGATTTAAAACCATTCTGATACAAATTCCCGCACCCAAATCCCATCCAGCATTTAACAGCAAATCTTCTCGCTCTCTCTAAATCATCACAAGATGGTTCATAAGCTGCCTTATACTCTGACCGGGAAAATGGTGTAAAATCTATCGCACGTTCCAGTTCGTCACTTCGATCTCTCAATATGCGGAAGAAATTTACTATTTCTTCATCGATGTCATTAACTGTCTCAATGTGACTACGCTGCTTATTAAAAAACACCGCCAAGCTACCAGCAAAAGGTTCTACGTAAACATCATGCTTCGGTATGTATTCGCATATCCAAGATGCAAGACGATTCTTTGCTCCCGGATACTTTAATATGCTTTTCACACTTTCACCTTCCTTTGTTAAATCCTAATATTTGTATTTTTCCAGTATTTGCTGAATTCCTTTTATTTCTGCCGTTTCAGGAAGATTAAAGTCTGCAAACATATAGAAAAATTTACTTGCCAAATTTTTTAAATCCATTTTCATGTCAAGATATTCTCTATATTCTTCTGTCGTCAGATCTTTTACTGAGCTTTCGGATTTATGGATATATTCTTCGAGTTCCTGAAGTTCTGACTCGATTTTTTGCATTTTGTTGTAATATCTGTCATATCCTGTGTCAGTATAGAAATCTTTTGCCTCTTCATATGCAGGCTTTAATTTTGATATAGCTTTTTCTATTTCTTTAGCTTTGTATGTTTCTATTTTTTCAATTGTTTTACTCATCCTATTCCTCCACTAAATCCTAATTTAACTTATTTAAAACAACTCAAATAGAAACTCAAATTTTTAATAAAATTTTTCACTTTTTAACTCAACTTTTGAGTTATTTAGCGGGAACTCAAAATTTTTTAGTTCCTGGTTTCACTTTCTTGCTCAATATTTAAGTTTTTGAACATTTCACACATCACATCAACCACGATGCTGTTACCAAACTGCTTGTAAAGTTGTGTGTTGCTGTTGACCGCTGCCATCTTGGAGATATCTTCATCAGATACTCCCATCAGACGTCCGCATTCTCTCGGTGTCAGCTTTCGAATAATATGTTGTAATTTCACACTTTCATATAATTTTATCATTGCTGTATCTGCTATTTTTGGTACATTGTAATGACCGGCTGTAAGTGTAGATGCGATTCCATCTGTATAAACAACTTTTTCGTCCTGCGATGAATTTATTTTTCCAGCAACTTTTATAAGACAATCAGAACCATCTTTGTAATATCTAGCTGATATTGTTGATGCAATGTCATCAACATCTTTAATCACTGCATGAAAAGTATTTCCTTTTTCTTTCTGCTTTTTTGCGTGTTCCACAAATCCTTTCAATGCCTTATCACTTACATAGAATTTGTCATCAATCACTTCTTCTTGATAATCACGTATTCTTTTTGTAAGTTGTATAGATTCAGGAAAATTATATGAATATTCTCCTAAAAATGAAAACATGAAGCATCTTTCACGGTTCTGTGCCACTCCGTAGTTCTTTGCGTTTAAGTCCTGCCAGTAACTTACATATCCAAGACTTGTCAGAAAATCAATCCAGTTTTGAAAATCTACCATGTTTGCATCGGCATGAACTTGTGGCACGTTTTCCATGAACAAAATCTGTGGCAACTCACCGCCACCATCTCTTATCTCTTTCAGAATACGTTCCACTTCCCACAAAAGACCGGACCGTGTACCACTACCTTTTTTCATTCCTGCTTGCTTCCCGGCAACAGATAAATCAGTGCACGGAAACGAGTAAGTAAGTAAGTAAGTAAGTAAGTAAAGGCTTCAGTATCGCAGATATTCAAATCATCCGCATGAACCTTTGTTATGTCCATTGTAGGAAAATCTGTGCCATGCACCGCATTGTAGCTTGCTACGGCATACTTATCAAACTCAACAACTCTGTAATGCTCAAATTTTGCACCGATTCTTTCCAGTGCCATTGCCTGCGAACCATATCCGGCAAACAGTTCTATCAGCCTTATAGGCTTTGTAATACGTATCGGTTCACGTATCATGTCAAAAATGCTCATCTGAATCATGCCATCACCTCCGGCATAAAATCAGATAATCGCATTTGTGCCATTTCTGCATCTAATCTCTTTTTGGACAAATCATAATAATGCTTGTCCAGTTCAAAGCCAACATATGGATGGTTGGTTCTGTAGCAGGCTATCAAGCTGCTGGCACTGCCTACATGAGTGTCCAAGATAATGTCTCCGGGCTTTGCATAGCGGTTCAGAAGCCATTCATATAGTGCCACTGGCTTTTGTGTAGGGTGTATACGTTTTTCATTCAACGACTTATTACCTTGCTGAATAGTTCCTTCAGTAATTGACTTTCCCTGGAACATTCCACGCCACATATACCGGAATATGTCTATCCTTTTAGTCAAACTGCAGAATGCCACCTCTGCATCCGACTGGTCAGAACCATCATTGCATTTATCCCATACAATAAGACCACCAGCCAAAGTAAAATCAAAGTAATTGCAACCCCATATAATCTGATTTTTGGATACCCGAAACAATTCCTCGAAGTATTCCCTAGAGGGTGGCTCATTGTCCCACCCTCTGTTTTCGTACTGTCCGTCCTTTACATATGTTTTTGTTCCATTTTTCTGCTTAACATATGTATTCCTATTTTTTCCACCATGCTCATGTAAGCCATACGGTGGATCCACAATCGCAAGGTCAAAGTAACCATCCGGGAACTCTTTCATCCCATCCATGCAATCCATGTTGTAATATCCAAAATCCATTACGGCTCCTTTCTCTTATTTCTGTGCTAAATAGCACATGATTCCACAATCCGGGAATATTTCTGTGTTCATGTCTCCACGGTTTACCGGGCATTCGTTATTCCTTTCTTACAATCGTTTCTTCCTGCTCCTTGTACATCCTGCCCGCCATCTGCACCAGATAGTGCTGTAAGGCTTCTGCAACGCTGATTCTGTGCTTAGTGCAATATCTGTCAACGTAGCGTTTAAAGTCCTCATTCTCGGCATACAGGGCGGTATAATCAATGGGTTCCATCTGCATCACACTCCTTCCGGCTTCTCGCACCGTTCAAACGATATCACCCAAACGTAAGGATTAGCATCCCAACCGTAGCGGTCAATGTCGGATTTCTTGATGGTTGATTCCCACAGCCAAGCAAATTGCTCCTTTGCAATCCCGTACTCTGGGTCTACTTCTGTTCCATAATTTTTTTCACCGTATCCGATATCATCATAGAAAAGGTTTCCAACACCTTCGCTTTCTGCCCCATTTGGTGTTATATCCTGCAACCGCTCTACTCTCACATCTGTAACCTTAAGCCAGATCCGCGCCGCTTCTTTCGGCATGTGGATTGATGGACGCTTAGCCCAACTATAATTCCACCCCGTTTCTGGCTTTTCGTCCGATGCAACGTACTTAAACTCGTTATACCATGACGGTTTTGTCTCTCCGTCAATATCCAAATAATACCCTATTTTCTGCCATACAGTTTCTCGAACATACAGGATATCACCCGGACAGATAGGACAGGTTCTCTCCGCTGTACTTAACTGTTCCATCTGCTCATTATCAGCAAAGTTATGTACTGCATAAGTCCGCCTGTCAGCATTGTAAAAATCCATATCCGGTACGGTATACTCATTTGCATCTTTGCATATACGCCGGGTGCAGGTCTTCCGTCCGTCCAGAATCGCCCGAACCATCTCTGTGCTGAATAAAATCGGCTTAATTGCCATCTGTTCCACCTGCCTTTACTATCTCCAACAAATCATCTACCAAATCCTTGACCTCGTACATCATCATAGTGTCGTAGGATTTTGACTGCTGCTCTGCTGTTTTATTTCCATACTTCGTACAGTCTTTAAGGAATGCTGTTCGTTCTTCCAACTGCTGCACAACCTTGTCCAGTTCGTAGGCGGTCGGGGCATCCTCAATTTCTGAATAATGGACATATGTGACCTCCGTTCCATCTTCTCGAATATCCGTTACCGTCATTAATTCGCCTTCGTCAATCAGTCTTCCCATCTTCATCCCTCCAATCAATGCGCTGTCCACAATTCGGGCAATAATCATATCTGTCGCAATCAACCTCGTAATGCTGACCGCAGCAAGGGCAAATCCACGTATCGTATACAAGCTGTCCATCTGAGTATCCGTCTCCCTCGTAATCCGGTTTCTTTGCCGTCTGTTTCTCCACAGCTTCACGACATTCCTCTACCGTGCCGATCTGGCGGTACTGCTGCACTTCTTCCAGTGACTTGATTGCCATCTCGTAACCTTGGATTTCGTTTTTTCTCTCGTAATTCTGTGTACACATTTTGGCTAAATCAATAGATGTCTCAAGTTCTTTGATTGCTTCATTCTCCGTCATGGCTACTCTCCTTAACTCCATTTAAAATCCTCACAAGGTCTCATTCTCCGCTGATTCTTACCTCTTTTATTGCATATTCCCCAACCACCGTAATGACAATCTTCACAAGTAATCGGATATTGATTTAATTTTTCCTCAATACATTTCTTGCACTGGTAAGAATTTTGATTATACTCATACCGACAATTACGATTTTTGCGTTTGCATGTCGCCATATTACTCCTCCAACAGTTCCTGATTGTCAAATACATTCCCAATCACTGAACATTCATCACCTAAAACTTCATAGCTTTCAGCAGATAATCTGTTTGTCACTTGGAAGGAAATTGTTTCATCATCCCATACGACTTTACCGATGCAATCTGCTTCTGCCAGTCCGCTTTCTGTACTGTATGAATCCCAGTAAGCAACAATGTCATTCTCCCAAATCAGATTACCGTTCTTGTCTTTCACGCCTGTGCACTGGCAGATTGTGGCTGGGGCTACCTCAAATGCCACAAACTGCAAACATCCTTCTTCTCCGACCTTATCACTCTCATTTACCGAGTTACCAACTGTATGAATAAATACTTGCCCTGTTACACCATCATCAATACGATTTCCAATTACCCATTCCCCGTTATCAATCCGCTTTCCACGGAATAAATATCTATCCTGCATCCTCATTCCTCACTTTCTTTCTTAAATTCCGCAGTACACATAATAGCTCCATCGCCAACTCCTCGTCAGTCATGCTCCTGATCCGGTCTGCGTTGATCATAGGTACGTAGTGCTCGCAGTCTCTTTCTATGTCCTCATGCGGACAGTCGTTGATTTTCTCACACCATGAGTACGCATCAAACCCATTATCCTTTGTTTCTAAATTCTTGCAGTTATTACATCTCGCCATCTTCTACCTCACTTTCCCTGTACGGCTCCGGCAGTGGCATCCAGGCTGTGACATTTACGCTATCAATATCATCACCGAGAACAAACCGTCCTCCCAAATATTGTACAAAGCAACAACGGTTTCGATATGTATCCCATCCAATTACGCTATTAAGAGATTCTTCCGGCAGTCTCTCGCTTACCGGAATCCAAACCGACTGATTCTGCAAGGCGGTGATTGCCATTTCCATAAGTTCTTGCCAATATTCTTCATTTACAAGCTCATCCCAATGAGGATTAAACCTAATAATGTCCAAATCCTTGATAGCTTCTTCTCTCTTCATTCCTCACCTTCCATTTCTTTCAGCTTGGCTTTTGCTTCTTTTTTTGTGAGGAATACTGTTTTACCAAATTCCATTACATCAATTTGGCCAGATAAAGTCTTATCGTTTGATTCATAATCGCAATACAGTATAATTTCTCCATCTTCAAAACAATCCAAATGGAAGTCTTTAACTGTAAACTCGTCTATATCTTTTCCAAATCCTGCAAAATCAAGAAAAATTTTATCTCCCACTTTACAAGGAAATCGCAGTAGCAATCCTTGCTCCTCGGCATCCTCGTAGCGTTTCAACTTTTCCCTCAACTCTGCCATTGCCCACATGTTTCGGTAGAATATCGCAATCAGACCTCTTACGTCTGCAAACGGGTCAATACCAAGGTTGTCCATCATTTCTTCGTCAAAAGATTCGTCTTGCAATGGCAAATATTCTCCTACAAAAGTAGTTGTGAGTTTTCTTACAAAATCTCTTTCGTCTATATCAATCTCATAATCTCTGTATCTGCCACTTCCATCCTTTGCTATGTAACAGCAATTAAGTGCCAGTTCAACCATTCCCATATCTGATACATTCTTGTTAGTTGTTAATCTCTCCATCCTTACTCCTTTCCGCAATCCTCGGTCTCTCTGCAAATTGAGGATAGCTGCAATCATATGGTATATGATTCCAGTGGTCAAAATATCCTACTGCAGAGCTGTTTTGCATACTATATAATTCATCCTCACTGTGAAATCATCTGCTCACGATTTTACGCTCCTTTTCCGTATGTACTTGCGATTCTGTATACATTGCAAATTTCTCTGTAATATTTTTCCTGTGCATGGATATGAGCATCCACACGGTCAAGTTCCGTCTCACACCACTTTGCAAATTCTTCCGTGGACAATGGTGTTTCCAAATTTTCAAATTTTTCTCTGTTGTCAATCACAAAACACACCATGTCAACCGGGATGTGGTTCAAATCCGCAAGAATCTGAATCTGTTTGTCCTTGTCCTCCGCTTTTTCATAATTTGCCAACAATTCATAACCTGTCATCTGCATTTATATCACCTCTTATCAAGTTTGATTTCTTTGTCGTAGCAATTTTTCTTTGGATTTCCCTCTACTGGGGAAACCATCTTTTTAGGATCTGTTGTGTAGGATCCGTTTAGTTTCAAACCTATTTTGCTTTTTTCATCCACATAGCATGACGGCTTGTAACGATCCGGTGGAATGTAGTTGTGAATGCGCCAGTGCTTTACCAATACTACACCACTATCGAAAGATAACAGGAATCTGTTGTCTATCAACGCTTTCAAATCATCTTCTGAAGCACCACACATCCTTATGATTTTCCGGGGGTTATTCACGAATCCGTCATCGTCAGCGTTCATGCAGATGTGAAAATAAAGCATTTGAGCCGTAGCAGGAATATCCAAAAAAGCATCACTCTCAATTATTTTTGCGCTGAACATTCTTTTTTCTGCCATTTAGAACTCCTTAGTCAAATATAGGCTTCTCAATATAGATTCCGGTGTTTTCCACCAGTTCTCTCCACAAGTCCATGAAATCCTTTCCGTTGCACTTGTCTCCGGCTTTGTCCATGTGGTCAGAAAACTTATCCTTGAAATTCGTCAGCTTCTTCTTACCGAATCCATCTTCCATAAGAATCACCATTCCATATAGGATGTACCTTGTGGACAACTCATTGATAAGGTTGTTACATCTGACCTGTTCCCTGATGCATTTCTGCGCTACAACCGACTTGTAATGTGGATAATCAGCTTCGGTAAATTCCTTGTACTCAATCGTCCAGTCTGCAAAATCGTTAAGCCTACTCTGTAACTCCGTATAAGGCTCATTCTCGTACTTTTCATTGTATTCGGTGAATTTACCGCAGAAGTCGGAAAGTCTCGTCTGTGAGTACTTGTAGTCTTTCCACAAGGTATAGCAAAACAGTGTCAGTATTCCGGTGAATGGACTTCTCTCCGCAGACTGCTTCAAAAGTTCTGTCTGCCGCATGATTTTCAAAATATCCTGCGGATTGTCATATCGTTTTGGCATTTTATGTATCACCTCTTTTCAAGTTCTGGCTCTTTCCTTTTGCAATGAGTAGCACAGTATTCTGATTTTCCTACATATTCGTAGCAATCAACACATTTCCATCTACCACTTTGATACGGTTTGTGAGTACGTCCGTTGATTGAGTGCATTGTGTTTGGGTACTCATTCCAACAGCTACAATCGTAATTTTTTTCACTCATGTAATCTTCTCAAATTGATTTAACATGCATTCCTTACACAACTGGACACCTTCAAAATTGTAAAGTTCCTCTACATCCTCACCGCACTTATCGCAGTACAGATGCTTCACATGGCGGTTGGGACAAGCAGATCCAATACAAGGATAATTTCCAGCAGCGCATCCGCAGCATTCATCTTCGTATTTCACCATTTTCTGAAAAACTCCTTTAATTCATTACAGAATTGCTGAAATCTATACTTAAACAAGTACTTTTTAAAAGATTTAGTTTCATATTGATAGCAAAGATACATAATTTGTTTTTGAGTAGAAAGAGATTCATAAAACTCCTTGTCAGTTTCTTCAACATATTGTAAAAGTACTTCATAGTCTGTTTTATTCATTACTTTCACCGTCCTTTTCTCCATGCAAAAGTTCCATAAACTTCTGATACTGTTTCTGTGAAACTGAATTGTTCTGCTTCTCAGGCTTCAAACTGATGACCAAATGTTTATCTGCAATGTTCGATAGTTCCCTTGCAAGATTGATTCTGCCTTGTGCCAGTCCATCACGGTAACCTTTTCCCGGTCGGTACTCTGCGATCTGCTTCTTTCCATCACCTTGACCACCGGCTGTTTTGTTGCGAAGTTGGTAACCCTCGTCCGCATAACGCTTAATCCAGTACTGCTCCCATTTGTCCAGTTCTTCTACCGGATAATGTAAGAATCCGATTTTCCAACCGTATATATTTTCCACAGAATACAATCCGTGGCTTTTCATGGATAAATCAATGTGCTGGTACCCATTAAGGTGTCCTGCCAGTCTTTGGAGTAGGTGTACCGCCTGCCCAACATACGCAAAACGAAAACCGTCCTCGTCTGTTCTTGTCAGAAAGTAAATTCCACTTCCATCGTCCACATGTGGATTGACTGCCAGTATTCTTTCACGATTCTTTCTCTCTATGGATTTTGCTTTTGCTATATTCTTCCAATCAGCCAACCGAATCACCGCCTTTCAAATGGAATCAAATATCCGTCCGGCAAGGCATTTATAATATTTCTCAATGCCCCATATCCTGTTTTTTGCATATTGACTAAAGCATTGCTTTGACAGGTATTCAGTTCGGATATGTTAGAATCAATGCTCTGCATTATTTCACTTCTTAATTGCGGTGTAAGTGGTCTATAAAATGTGTCAGCCATTCGCACCACCATTTCTGTACTTTTCCAGTTCTGCAATCATGGTCTCTCTGCCAATATCTGCGCTCTCATACCACTCTACCGCATGAAAAACACCGTTAAGATTCTCGCTCAAAACCTCAATTCTGATACTTGCCGACCGGATATACTCAATCAACCGCTGTGTATCTCGTGCTATGTCCTCGTAACCGTACAACTGTAAGTGTTGCACCATAATTTCAAGGTTGGAGATACTTGACGGCTCCATTAGCTCATTGACATCCTTGTAGCACAAATAACCAAAACTTCCACCACTCAAAACGGGCACTCCTTTCCATTCTGTAAAATCCATTCCTTGCCTGCTGCCGCATAGTCCACATTCGCCATAGGAGCAATCTTTTTTACCTCTGCGACACATTCATCAGCATCGGTTGTATCACCGCCCAAATGACACAATATGACGTTTTGCAAGGCATCTGACTTGTTCGCTTCGACAATTCCTTTGCAAGTATCCAGTTCGCAGTGACCTTTGACCTTGTGAACGTAATTAGGTGCATCCATGTCAACATATTTCTTCTGATAGTTACACTCGATCAAAAAACAATCTATCTCCTGTTTGCGGAAATTATATGGAATGTATTCAAAGTCCGTGGCATAAATAATTCTCTGTGAATACGGCAAAGGTGTCTTAATATAAAATCCGTTGTTCCAACAACCATTGTGCGGAACATCAAACGCCTGTATGTCGAAATCACCTAAAGTAAAGTGCATTGTCTCTACTTTTCCGCTTTCATACGGTGCTACAACTCTGATTCCCATTCTCCGCAAATCTTCAATACTCTTGCTATGGTCTCCTAACCATGCTCATGTGAAACTATGCAACCAACAATATTTTTTACATTCCAGTCACACATACGCTTTATATCCATGATTCCCATTCCTGCGTCAATCAGAAGTGTTTCATTCTCCGTCATGAGTGCGTATGAGTTGCCTGAACTGCCTGAACCGCAACATTTCAATTTGAGCATTTCATCACCTCACTTTCTTGTGGTTGGGCACTTTATACACAAAGCAATATAATATCGTGTCATATTTTATACTGTAATATTCTATGTTGTTCAAGGTTATATTGATGTGCGGTTTGCACCGCCTATAAAGTACCCAACCTGTATTTATTTTTTACTTAATGCCCTCTACATGGTATCTGCCGTAGCCACTACTTCTTCCACTTCCGATTCCATTTCCGAATCCTGCAAGATTTATGATGTTTACAATTTGTTCAATGGAGTATGCGTTCTCGGTGTACTGAATTGTAAAAGTAGCTTTCCAACCGCTAAATCTGTTCAGTCGCACAAGAACTGGACTTCCTTTTTTAGGTGACATCAACTTCTCGTCAATGTGATGTTCTGCAAACTGGATAGGGACTAAATCTCCCTTTGCAATGATATTTACTCCTGCATTGAATTTCGTAGCATATGTATCAATCTTGTTCTGCGTGACAGCCTGTCCGAAAGATTTTTTCAATCCAAAACCAGTAATACATGGTGCATTTTCCTTTAATGCCTTTACAAGTCCTTCCTCTGAAAAATCGGTAGGTTTTCCATTGTACCAGTGCATAGCAGTGATAATAGATTCCCATGGGTTAGGCTTCGCTGTGTCCTTTGCCTTGTCCTTGCGCTTGTCAATCAAATCTCTTGCATTTACATCATTCATCTTGTTCAGAATCAAATCTCCGTCACCTGCAATAGTGATTTCTGCGGTTTTGATGTTGAGTGGTCTAATTTCAATAACTTCCGTATTTGCCATGATATAATCTCCTTTTCTATTCTTTTGTGTGCTTACAGCTTTGTAAGTGGCATAAACAATAATTTTTGTAGTGTTCTGTTTTGTATTGTAATGTCTTGTTCTGTATTGTCTTGTAATGTGTTTTTCTTTGCTTTTGTGGCTTATGCCACCTATAAAACTGTAAGCAGTTACTGATAGCACTTTGTAAGCGATATGATGTTCTATGCTATAATTTAATTTGCTTTCCTATAATGTCCTGTTTAATTCTTATTTTTGGCGGTATCATACCGCCTATAAAATGCTATCAGTTTGTGCCTATAATCAAGTGCTTAACAAGTGAGATAAAATGTCCTATGATTTGCTTTATTTTCCTTTTTCATTTTGTCCTGTTTTCTCGATATTTTATAAAAAGCTGTTATATAATAGGTGTTTATCCCACCTATAAAGCACTTGAATATAGGTTGTTTTGTCTTTTCCTGTCTTGATTTATCCAGTTATGTTCTGTTTGATGCTTATATATATCTAAGCAGTGATTAAATCTATCTGCTCAAATACCGATTCAAGTTCAGAAAGTGTATTGTATTTCTTTCTGAAACTTTCCAGTTCCGACAACGCTCTTTTCAGCAAATCATCGTATTCATCATGGTTCGTCAAAAAAGTTCTTGTCGGCTGATACACCGTGTCAGATGTTCTGCTTAATACTCTGACGGGTGGCACATCTTCGCTTTTGGGAGCAATGTAAAGCATTCTGATAATATTTCCTGCCTGCGTGATTCTGTATCTTTCTGCTGCCACATCGTTATCCCATTCAAAACATTTATGTAATTCAGATTCCTTGTCCCTTGCTCTTTCAAGTAAAGAACTAGGTGTGATGTTCTCCAAGGAAATAATTTCTGAATAGCATTTGTTCGCATCAGCTTTGAAAATGCCGTTCACTTTCCATTTAACAGTATCTTCCATGTCCTCAATTCTCCCTACTTAAAGCAATCCGGTGTCTCTGCGTTGGCAATCGTCTGTTCCGTGCTGTCCGTGGTGACTTCCTCAAAAGTTGCATCGGGAAAATCAACAGAATTTGCGTTTGCCTGAATTTCCTCTGCCGCAACTTTTTCTACATCAAGTTTCACATCGGAAACATCAGGAAATTCTTCCTGTGCATACAGGCCTTGGAATTTATCCGGAAAAGCTTCTCTTAATGCCTGTACAACAGCAACTTTTCTTATCATTGTTGCAGGCTTTTTAGACCATTGACCGTTGATTGTTCCATCTTTTTTTCTTCCAACATATTCATCGAAAGATACTGACTGGTACTCCGGTGTTTCTCTTCCTTTTATAAATACTTTCGCCCAACCCCCTACAATAGATTCGTCCTTAAGGACAAAAGATCCTTCTCTTTCTTCAACGGAACCATCTTTCTTCTGAACAATAATTCCTGCTTTTTTTCCTGCATAATTCGGATTTGCATCGGCTCTTTTTGTAAAAACATCTTTTCCGGTAACAATCGTAGCAGGATCATTGTTTCCAAACTTAATGAGGTATGCTTCTTTCAAAAAAGGATTAAGATGCTGATATCTGCAAAGAGACATAAACATCATTACTTCCTGATCCGATACGTTTCCACCACCGCTTACAAGGTACTTTCTTACCGTTGTTGGGGAAATTTTTACAATTTCCCCATTTGATTCGTATTCCACAATTCCTGTGTTTTCCTGCTTCTTTTCGTCTGCCATACTGTAACCTACCTTTCTACTTTTTTGATGCCGTCAATTTTGATGATGAATACCTGGCTTGTTTTGGGATTCTGAATAAGCGCAAGGCGAAAATTATGCATCCTGTCATGCTTCGCAATGTTCAAAACCTTTGCAACCATTCCGTCTTCAACAAAAGCTCCCTTAACAAAATTTTGCCTATAACTTCCAAGTCCACTCCATGTATCGTACATTGAATAACAACCACCGCTTTGTGTTACCTCTATCATGTCACCGACATGGATTTCGCTGTCATTATGTTCCTGCGCTTTTTCTTCCGGTTTGTAGTTTTCAAGGACAACGTACTCTCTGTGCCATGCTGCTGTAACTGGTGTTCCATCTTTCTCGACTACAACTCCAGATTTATCTGTAGAAATAACCTTAAATATATCTCCGTTTTTGTAGGGAATAAGATAAGGTTTCGCATCCACAATTTTGACGTACTCACCTACCTTAGCTTTCCTCTTCACCTCCCGTACACCGTTATCAGGCTTCACGTCTTCGCCCATCAGTCGATTAAAAGCCAACTTAGCACCAGTACGGAAATCAAATTCATCAGCCGGATTGCATTTCGCTTCTGCTTTCTCGCCAGTGGACTTGTCCAGTGCAACTACTTTGTTGTCATTGCGGTAGATGACAATGGTTTCATTCTGATGTTTCACTAAATCAAGCGCATCTTCTGCGCAATTCCATCCGTACCCATATTTGGCGAATCCTTTGCAATCATGACCGCCTACAAATTTGTCAAACTCAACCGAATAGTAATTATCCGTCAAGAGTTTTTTGACTGTTCCGCATTCCCCCAAAGTTCTTATATTGAGTATAGCAGCATTCTTTTTTACTTTTACTATATCTCCAACCTTAAATTTACTTTTTCCCATATTATTCTTCCTCGCTTTCCGGCTCATTCATAAATCCACTTGCAACTCCCTGATGCACTGTCACATCAGCTTTGTAAATCTCCTTGATGCTTCTAGGCATCACATGGAATGTCACATCCGTATCGGCAATCTTGCCTTTGAATTTCAAGGCTCCACGGTCTGAAAGCCCCAGGTACACACCCACGCAACACTTGTCATCAAAATTGAATATCACGGTGTCACCGGCATTGATTGTTTCTCCACTTGTTGTCAGAACAGAAATGACTGTCTCTTTCTTAATCTGCATTCTCCGCAGCTCCTTTCTTTATCTCATCACAAAATATCTTGGCAGAAATTTTCGCTCCAAAAAAAGAAAAAATTAAACTCATGCCAGGAACCTTCGTAATAATAGAATTAAACGGCTCTTCTGACATTATTTTTGCAATTACCTTGCACATTTCATCAGCAGAAATCTCAACTTTTTTATCCATATCATAATCATTATTAGGCATTCTTCGCTTCCTCCACTTTCAAAACCGCATCATCACTTCTGCGGAACATAATTAACTGACTGTCAACATCAGGAATCTTCCAAGGGTCAAGGCTCTCGGTATCGTCAACCATGATAGGCAATTCCACACCGCACCGCTTCTGAAACGCATTGCAAATGTCAATCTCCGTCAGAATCCTTGCTCCGTGGTTCATGTTCCGGCTGTAAGGCTCTCCACGGTATGTAAAGTCACAACATTCCTCCGTGTCACCATTCACAAGAGGTCTAAACATCCGCACAGTACAGAAAGAAAGATACTTGTTCACATCAGCTTCCAACAGCTCGTTCTTCTTCCGGCTAAATTTCTTTAACAGGTCAAGCTGTGCCTGCACATCCGTAATCTTCTGTGCAATGTTCTTGCGCTCCTGTCCCAGTTCTGCGATACGCTTATCCACACTCTCGTTAATGCTTACACTCGCCAAAGACTTATCAACCACAGAAATATCATTGCGGATCTGCTCTTCATCACCTTTTAACTGGATTCTGAGAAGATTCATGTCAGTGAATTTGTTCATGGAAGCTTCTTTCTCAGCAATCTGTGACTGGACAGCTTTGTATTCTTCTGTGTTGGAAATATCCACGCTTGCCGGAATAGAATTTAAGGCATTATCAGCAATGGCAATCTCTTTTTCCAACCGCTCCACTTCATCCTCGGTCTTTTTCAGTTCCTCACGCTTATTCTCCAGTTCTGCCTGATCTGCTTTGATATGTTCAGCACAGGAAGAACCCTCTTTGGTAATCAATTCCAGTTCATGTGCCTTATGCGTATCAAACTCCGTTCTTAGCTGCTCTTTCTTTTCTTCCGGATATTCCTGTCCACAATAGGAGCAAATCAGAGAGTTTTCATCAAATTTAAGGCTTTTATTCAAATCCCAACTCTTCTTCAATTCCTGTCTCTTCTGTTCAAACTGTGCGATGCGCTTTTCCAGTTCCGTGATCTCTTCGCGAATGGTATCTGCCTTAAGCAACTCTTTCTGATGCTCATTCTGAATCTGATTCAGTGTTGTGCGCTTCTCTCTTCTGTCCGCATCCAGTTTTTCATTTGCTTTCTGCTGTAATGCGCTCAACTGACCTTTCAACTCAATGATTCCATCAGACAGCTTATCGTAGGAATTCATGCTGTTCTGCGTATCTGTCTGCTGCTTAATGTTCTCTGACAGCTTATCCATTAAAGCTTTCTTTTTCAGTTCCAAATCCGCAAGGTCAATATCCACTCTCTGACGGCTTACCTCGTCAATTCGGCTTGGAATTTCATCCAGTAAATCCTGCAAACCTTTGGTTCCATTTCTTCCCCTTGTGCCGTATAACTGCGTATTGCAACGCTTTTTCAGTTCATCAACCGTTCCATCCTGCAGAACAGTCCTTAATGCTTCAAACTCCGGAAACTGATTGCAAATGTCATCATTACTGTGCTGACCAAACATATCAGCAAGAATTGCTCTCTGATCCGTGCCACCTTTCAGCAGAAGTGTCATGGCATTGATGCAAAGTGAAAACTTATCTTTTCCGCATACGCTCTCTTCCAAAAATGCTTCAAAATCTGCTGCCTTTTTTGGAATATCATTCACATAGTAATCCGTGACATTGCCGGTAAACTCGCCTTTCTTATTGAAGTTCTGACGGCATACTTTTTTCAGAACCTTGTCTGTACCGTCAATCTCCACGGTAACTTCTGCGGTAATATCTCCGTCAATGTCATTGCCGTCCTTATCGTGCGGTCTGATTCCGGTGATTTCTCTGCCGTTCTCGTCACGGCATCCAAAAATATACTGAATTGCTCTTTTGATCGTGGACTTACCGGTTTCATTTACACCGGAAACCTCTGTCCGGTCGTATAAATCGGTGTCCACTACGTTAGAACCATAGAATTTGCAGAAATTCTGCAAAAAGATGTGCTTAATCCTCATTTTTCCTATCCTCCCAAAGATATAAATACAGTGAATTAACAAACATATAGATTGATACCGGCTTGTCTGTCTCGTTGATTTTCTTGTACAACTCTGTGGTTGGGTTCATCTTATCAACAACCCACTTGATCGCCTGATACACGCTTTTTTCATTTGTGCTGTGTTCCTCTCCAATAATCCGGTAGATTTCAGAAAGTCTTCTGTTCCGGTTCTCGAACATCAGCGTTTCAACCTCTATGATGTACTGGAATCCCGGCAAGTACTGTTTCAGACCCAGCTCTACCAAGATTTTTCTTATCTTCCTTTCCATTTCCTCACTCCTCCGGCTTTCAGTCTTCTGTTACGTGGATCATGTTGTCCTCTTCGCTGATATACAAGATTCCTGCATCTAACAGTCCTGCAATCAAAATCTCATTCGCACGGACGATGGGGATAATCTGTCGTTTCTGCATGAAAATACTCCTTTCCTAACCATTTTTTCTTCCCGGTATTGCGGTTTACAATTCTGTAATAGAATGCTGTTTCACGGTCAACTTCCCATTCTTTCGGACTGTAAAATATCTTTCCGATGCACCATTTGACGGTAAACCGCTTTTTGGCACTCATACGGTGTCCTCCGCAAGTTTTCCTTGAATCCACCATACTACATCATCAAAGTTGTTAGCCGAAAAAGAAGTAGCACCATTAATCCATGTAAATATTTTCCCATCTTCAAATTTTGCAAAATATCTAGGTTTCCAAGGGTCACTGTCGGAATCTCTTACGTACACTTTCGTGTCCACAGGCACTTTCGACCAGTCAACAGGCGGTTCAACATATTCCTGCTCTGACCATTCTTTAGTTTTTTCTGTGCAATAATGATCAGACACTTCAGATTTCACAAATATGCAATCTCTGCACCTTAAATTTTCGCATTTATGCATTTCCCCTTTTTTGTCTACTGCAATAGAACTACCAGTTACTGCAATATCAAGAATCTGTTCCGCATACTTCTCTCTGTTCGTCATTTTCCATTCATCCTTTCCAGTTCTGCGCTCCTGGTTAATATACAGTCTGCGTAATCACTTAATTCTGTCTTTGTAGCTGCGTTCTTCTCTCCGTGGTAAACCATGAGTACAATTCCTACATCACAGTACTTTCCAAACAATTCCGACAAGTAGTCGGCTCCCACATGGATATTTCCATCCACAGAGTAGATGTCCGTCACTCCCAAACGTTCCATGCGGTCTTTATGCCATCTGTCAGAAATCTGCATCAGACCTTTGCAACCGCCACTTTCCACATCCGGTCTGCCGGAAGATTCTTTCTCGATCATTGCCATGAGCATTTCAGGGCAGATGCCGTATTCCTCACCGTACTTTACACACGATTTCTGTGCTTCCTCGGAGATAAAACTGCCGGATGGCTGTGCCGTGGAAGTAAATGTGATGGAGAGCGCTATTATAATAGGAAGAAACAGCTTCAATGTCGTTCTCATGCGCTTTCCTCCTCGATAGGTTCAATGCCAATCTCTTTCAGCTTGTTGTATAAGAACATCCTGCCTTTCTGTGTCCATACGGTAAGTGGCTTTGTTCCGGTGCTTCCGTCATGTTTAACATAATCATTTGTCTTTGTTCTCACATAACCCTTTCCCTGGAAGTCTGCATACAATATCCACTGGTCACCTACTTTTCTCTGAATGCCGGCTGTTCTTAAAACTGAATTGAACCTCACCGCACTCATTCCGTAGTCCTGTGCAATCTGTGTGACAGTCATGCAGTCGTTGGATGAAAGAATCTTGTCCACATAGTCAACTTTTGGTGTCATATCGGTGATCACGGCATCCATCTGTTGCACTGTGGTCTGCAACTGCTTAACCTCTTCCTCTTTCTGCGCAAGCATCCTCTGTGCTTCGACAACCGCCAGCGCAATCAATTCCTGTCCGGTAGGGATATGTGACTTAATGGAATCTTCCATTTCGTGGAAACGGTCAATGTACTTTGCCGTAAATTCTGTTCCCCTAACTCCGGTCATCTTATGTGCTATGAACTCGCAACCTTTCTTCGTTACCATGTAGCAAGGCTGTTTCTTGTTTTGACTGTTCTGATAGGTACTTTCTGTAAAGAAATCGGACTGTCCAAAATTGGCTTGTCCTAATTGCTCAACATAAGTGCGTATATCTCTTAGCAGTTTGCTGTGCTCTTTACCTACCATTTCCGCTACTTCCACGGAAGATATTGTTTTCTGCTCTAATTCGTTCATTGTTCTCCTTTCCTAAATTCATTTTCGCCAGTCATAAATAGTATCTCTGCAATAATCTTCTCTTCATGATTCGTTACTCAACAGGAAAAACGATTCCTCGGAAAAATTGCTTACTGTTACCCAAACATTGGAAAAAATCCTACAAGAATCTGACCGATTATTCCCAAAATTATAGTGTAGACAAGTCCGACAATTCTCCATCCGTGCTCGGATCTCCCATGCCAATAACTCATAATGCAAGTCAGTAGAACAAACACTGTAATTGGTATTGTGTCAAGCCAACTATAATGAAGCATTTTCAATATTCTCACCTCTCTTGGAAAATTCCTCCGTAATTTTTATCTTTTTCAATCATTCAATTAACTCCCTGTTTGTGATATACTCTCCTTATTCTTATATAAGGAGGTGAATTATATTGGATTCCAAAGAATATGCATCCGCTTATGCTATTGCTAAAATTTGTGGATATACCGGAAGTTTTGATGATTTTAAGAACCTGTACACCCAATACTATTCAGAAATCTTCAATTCTTTACCGGAAGAAAAACCACAATTAGCAAAAGCCGAAGCAATTAGCAATCCTTTCCAAATCCAGAGCCGTTCCTAAAAGGCGAAATGGCGGTAAGTACTTTGATAGACAAATCAATATTTGTTTCTTCGATTTTCTTATCGCCATCTATAATGCTTTTGTAGTCATCAATAATATTCATGGCAATGTGCTGTGCCATCTCGTCAATTCCAACAAAACGTGAATCAGCTTTCTGAACTATATTTGCTTTACCATTTTTGTCTAATACCACATATCTCTGTTTTTCCATGTTTTTACCTCCCTATTCCAGTAACTCGTCTATTTTTACTCCAAGGACTTTTGCAACAGCCTTTAAATTGTCAACTTGCGGAGCAGATTCATTCCACTTTCGGATAATTCCATTGCTCAATCCGGCTTTCTGCTCCACTTGATAAATATTTGTTCCTTTCTTATCACAAATTTCCTTGATTCTGTCGTAGCATTTCAATCTATCACTCCCTTTCTATTGATTTAGGAATTTAGAGAAAAACTTGACAAAATTTAGAGAATGTTCTAATATAGTAACTGCCAAGAAACCACAGAGAACATTTTTAAATTTAGGCTTTCCTCTAAATCCTAAATTTATTATATAGAGTGTTCTCTATTTTGTCAAGCATATTTTTAGAGTATCATCTAAATTTTTGGGAGGACACTATGACTACAGTAGAAAGAGTAAAATCTATATGTAAAGAAAGGAGAATAGCCATTTCTAAATTAGAGACTTCTTGCGGATTTAGTAATGGATATATAAGAAGTTTAAAAAAGGGAGTTATTCCGGATGACCGTATAGAAGTAATTGCAAATTTTTTAGGAGTTTCTATTGAATTTTTGTTGACCGGTAAAGAAGATGGAGAAAAATATTCAGCAAAATATGCTAGATTAGTTTCTTTTTTAAGAAACGATCCAGATATGGAAGATTTATTGATTAAGTACTACAATCTTTCGGAGCAAAAAAGAAGTACTGCATTTTCCGCATTTAAAATGATAATCGGAGGTGCGGAATGAAGAGAAAAATAAAAGATTCTAATGATTTTTTTGGCTATTTAATATCAATAAAAAATAAAGACAACAATGTTGTATTAGGTAGGATTTCAAAAGATTATGGTGATTCTTCCATAGATGATTTTATTGATTACATAAATGAACTAGAAGAAATGAAATATATAAAAATAAATTCATTAGAAGACATACATATAGTAAAAAGTAAAGAGCATAATTACATAAGTCCTTTTAAAAAAATTATTGATTATATAGGTCCAAAACTTGTTTACGTTTTAGTGTACTTTATGGGATTATGCTCTCCAATATTTACAGAATATTTAAAGAAAATATTAGGTCTATCTTAAGAAATAATTTGTTAATAATCCTAAAAAGTAAATCAAAATTATTAACGCCCAATTTATTTTTTTTCGATTTTTCATTTTTCCCCCTCTATATCGGAGACAATGACATACACATATTTCAATATGTCATTGTCTTCTATTCCAGATAGTATCCTTGCAATTTCCTCTCTGTAAAATTCATTGCTTTCGTTCATCGTAACCACACCCCTCTCCCCTTAATTCTCCGCAGAATCTAAAGTAGCGATACATTACATTATAGAACATACGTTCTTAACAATCAATATATTTGACTCACGTTTTTTATTGTTGTAAAATATCAACAAAAGAGGACGGTGAAAACGCCAATAAACACCGCCCTCGCCAGAACTTGAAGTCCCTTGAAACAAGGGATGTTACAAGTGTATCATGTGAAAGGGGGACAATAAACATGATGAAAAAAGACCGAATCAAAGAAATATCGACACATCTATCAGTCAACCGTACTAATTATATGTTAAGTTTTCGTGGAAATCTCCATGAATTTCTCAATGAACCGGACATGACGGTTTACAAGCTTGCTGATGAAGCTAATTTGCCTTATTCTACGCTTAATTCACTACTATACGGTAATTCTAACGACACAAAGCTATCGACCGCTGTTGCGCTTGCCAGAGCCTTTGGAATCAGTGTAGACGAGTTGGTAGGTTGTGGCACTATGGAAGATAAGATGTTGGAATCTGTCAAGATATGCCGCAGTCTGCCGGAACACTCTCTGTACCTTATCCGTTACTTCATACGTCACCAAGCTAAAATCTATTCCAGTCTTGAAAAATCGCACAAGTATATTTCTGTCTTTAATCCACAACTTATGAATGGAATTATCGCAACCACAAATGCTGTGGAACCCATGTGCATAGAAAATTTGCCGGAAGACATAAAATCCAAAGCTTATATCGGTGTGAAAATTCCGTGTGACTACTATATGCCGTTTTATCTGCCGGGGGAAATTATTCTCCTTGCAGCGGATCGTGAGCCGCAAGACGGTGAACGATGTATTGTGACCAGTAATGGTGGGATTTATATTGTCGTGAAAACACATATAATTGAAGATGGTGTAAGAAAATGGAGATATGTTCCGCTTATGTCTCCGAACAGCATACTCCCGGAAAATCTTATTGATGACATGATAGGATATGTGGTTGGTTTCGTTAACAATGACGGTGACTGGGGAATCAGATAAAGAGATTAAGAGCATGGCTTTTACACCATGCTCTTTTTGATTGATTTATTTTTGCTTTTAATCTCCGCCCATCGGCTATCACTTCTTCTGTAAATGGCAAGTTAACATCGCTTAAAATAGAAGCTTGTAGTCTAGGAACAGATACATCGTTACCTCTAGGAAGGTTTTTATTTTCTATAAATATCGCACGTGATGGATATATTCCCCTTGCTATAGCCGGTTGGAATTTAGGGCAACGTGCTATTGGTGATAGGATTCATTTTACAGGAATAGAACTTTCCACATTAAATAATACTGTATCCTTTTATGGTACTGTTACTGAATCAATAACTATAAGCAAGAATGTCAGTGTAGAAATTTTATATATTAAAAAGTCATAATTTTATTGCAATACCTTTCGCAATAAAATAATTTATTCCTGCTGTATTTGCAGAAGCATATAGTTCTACCGATTCTCCGGTTTCTAAGTGACAACACAATGTTGCCGTTGTTAATCCAACGTTACGTATATATGAACTATGATTTGAATGATATATAATTGTTTCTTTTGGTGAAACGTTTGCTATCTGTTGTACAGCAGATATTATAACAATACATCTTTGAGTAGCAGTATACATAGTTGCAATTTTAGAATTCTGAGTAGTTACTGATGCATTTTTAGCGAAAGATATTTTTTCTATTTGTATTAACTTGCCATTTACATCATTTATGGCTGCATTAGTATCATTGATGTCTTTTGCACCGAATGAGGTTCCTACTTGCGTATATTCGGTAACATCAACGAAAGAAACAGTTCCATCGTCATTTTGTATTTGCTGATATTTTCTTAACTGATTTTTAGTTGTGTCTAATACATCATCAACATAGTTTGTTTTTAAATCTGCCATAATTACACCTTAAATCCTTTCTGACCGCCAAGCGTAAAAGCAAGCCGGTTCTGCGCTTTTCTTTGTGCTACTAACGTATTGTATATTTTTAACTGCAACGATTCTATCCTGTTCCAGTCTTCATATGTTGGAACCGATTTATTCTCTTTCCATGCTTTAAATTGTTCAGGAAATGAGAAAGTGGAACTGTTAATTTCTGCCAGCGTAGTTTCAAATAAAGTAACTTCATCGGCATAAATCAGATCTGCTTCAACCTTATCCTCTCCAAGATTAAAAGATGATATTTTATACATAGATTCTGCAGCACTTTTTAGTTCCAAAATATTATTTTTAATACGGTTATAATCTGTATATAAAAAATAATCTCCTATATATGTTTCACCATTCCATTCAGAAGACCAATTTGTTTTAGGATCTGCCCACATTATGCTTCCTCCACATCTCCAAACAATTCTATATATTTCTCTGTATCATTCAGCCCCAAATACTCTTTTATATCTTCTTTTGTTTTTGGCACTATTTCTCCGTTTGGATAAAACAAGAAAAAATTACCTTTTTCTGTTCTGAATATTTTCCTGTTTGTCATTTCATCAACATATATTATTTCAGAAGTTTGCGTGTTATACAGAAGACCGTTAATTATTTTTTTCATTACAACCTCCTTATGTTCTCATTGCTCTTCGTAATTGTAAGGATCCATTAAAAGCACCATTAAAGTTTAATTTGTGTGTTTCCACTTCGACTTGTAAGCTGTTTACAATATCACTCTCCATGAAAATGATATCAGCAGCTTCTAGTACCGGATCACCTCTGTATTGAACATCATAAGAAATATTATTCGCATAATAATTCCCAAGCCATTCAGCAACAGTCCTTGCATGATCTTCCGTTGAAATAAGTTGATTTTCACAATACCTTATTTCGCCAGAGTTGTTAATTGATTTCTTTAGATATACGTTATCTTCAACTACTTGCGGTGTATTATCCTCTCCGTTTTGAAATGTATATATTTTGACAAAAACATCTTTTGTTTTTCTTTCTGCGTATCCATAAGGATTTTCTGTCATAGAGTCTTTTTTCAACTCATAATCAGATAAATCTCCAAAACTGATTTTATCAATCAAAACTCTGTTTTTAGGATATGCTTTTGTTATCTCGAAACGAATACTGTCGAAGTTTTCAAATTCATCATTTAACAATGATTTTTCTTTCAAATCATCATATTTGAAAGTCTTAAGAAGTGTATCTCCATTATATGTCGATACTTTCATCTCTTTTGGAGGGTTACCCTGGAATGAAATATACAATCCATAATACGTGTATGCTGCAGGAAGTTTTAATGTAAGCACTGGATTCTCCGAAAACAATCCATTTTCATCAGAAACATTGCTCGTAACATATCCTGTCTGTTCGATGGCTGTACCTGTATTCCTCGGAAGAAAAAATTGTGAACCATCTACACGCATAAAACTTCTTGTCAGTTCTGCATATACATTGTTGTTTCCGTATAATACATTAGTGGCATTTCCCCACCACGCAGTTCCGTTTGATGTAACCTGCATATCTGCCGGATCTATAACATTTGCAAAGTTGGCTTTAATATTTACTCTTCCGTCAGAATCTACAAATAAAATGCATCTTGAAGCGTTGCACAACAACTGTAAACATTCTTTGTGAGATGCTTCTGGCATTGGATTGTGTAGGCTCACATCTCTTAAACAATCGTCAACAAAATACTCATCAGGCTCGAATCCTGCATCTTTTAGAATGCTAATAGCTTCTGCATATGCTGTTCTATCGTATATTTTGTTTCCTATTGTATAGTTGTCTTCCAAAGTTGAAAGAACATCATTCGCGGTGAAAGACATTTGATTTTTTTTAGAGTTCCAGTCAGTCAAAAGCATCGTGGCTTTTTTATGCCATTCCACTGTTTCGTCTGACAGGACCATTCCGTATGATAACTCCATTTTTTGTCCAGTTTCAAGGAAGTTGATAAAGGAATTATCATCGTCTACATTGTATACATTATTTTTATCCAGTATTGTTACAGATAATTTTCTGTATGGAATCTCCGCTGAAATTCCGTTGACAAATTCTTCAAAAGATGATGTTGATACATCATTATTTCTATATGTCAGCCCAACACCCATTACGATTTTTTCTACTCTAAGACGTTTATTTCCTCCGACCATAGACATAGGAATTATTTGTATGTTTGTGGTGTTCCCAATTACATCTGTTGTTGAAAAATCGTGTTTACTATTTGTATAAGTTAATTCTTTTTCATCTGTAACAATTTTGAAGCTAGTTGGGTAATATTTCCCGAAATCTATCGTAAGTCCTTTGATGGAATACTCTTGTGGGAATGTTACTTTTACAGTTTCCATTATGTTTTGTGTAGTTAATGGAGCATTACGTAGCTGGTACAATCCGCTTGTCTCTCTCGGAAGAAAATACATTTGACCGTCTACACGCATATAATTTTGTTCCAAGGTAGCATATTCCGTATATTCTGTATCATTTCTAAATGGCAAAACCTTGTTTCCCCAGTATGCGTAATCGCCGTCAAAATGAGCCGTATTTTGTGCGTCACCATTTACTACACCGAGAGTAATTGATATGTATGCCCTGTCTCTTATCTTTTTCTGCATTGCAGACTTATAAGCGTTAGAAGCTTTTATCATTCTTCCCACCCACAATCAATTAAATTGAATTTACACGTTTCATAGTTCCTATAAAAAATATCATCCAAAAACAACGGCTTACCGGTAGTGTCTCCTGGATACATGGTATATGTATGCCTTACATTGTCGTCCCCAGTAAACGTAACCGGCACAAAAAATGGCTCTAATGCATCTTGCATTTCTTTCCATGTTTCCGCATCTAAACCGTTCCATTGCAGATTATTTATCTTCCACAATTTTCTGCCGACTTTTTGACCGACAACTGCAGCATTTACATTTCTTCCTGAATCAACCGTCTGCGACCGAACTATTTCCATTCCGGGAGCCGGACACGGAAAACGCACTCCGTTTACTATGATGAAATCACTTGGTCTTGCTATCATTGTGTTTTCCTCCACAGAAAAAGAGTGGGAATAAATCCCACTCTTAAGTAATAATTTGTAATCCCATAGCTTTTTGACCTCTTAAATTTGCCCTTGCTATGTCTCTGTCACCGATATTGACAGAGGTTTCTTTTGCAAGCAACTGCTTAAGCAGGTCAATCTCTTGTTGCATCATACGCATTTGCGCTTCTGCTGTGGTGTTAATAGCATCTTTGATTCCGGTGATTTCAACTCCACCGGCAACCGCTGTTTTTCCACCTACTGTTCCGGCAATCTCCGGTACACCGTTTTCTCCTGCCATAAACATTGTGTATCGGCTTGGAACGTAACCGCCAGTTTCAAAAGTAGGAATTTTGCCAAGACTAATACTTCCTCCTGGTGCAAGTTGTATTCCGGCTATCGTTATAGGATCCCATGAGAAATTAAGTTTATCATTTATCCAGTTTGCAAAACTATTCCAAATTTGTTTAACAGCTGCTATAGCATTGTTCCACGCATTAGACAATCCGTCTTTAATGCCACTCCATGTCCATTTCTCGGTAGTAAAGTATGATTTTACATTGTTCCACCAGTTTGCAAAACCAATATTTTTCCACCATGCGGTAAATTCATTCCACTTCGTAGAAAGTGTGTTCTTAATATTTGATCCTAACTGATTCCATTTTTCAGCAGAAAACCAAGGCATGACAGATTCATTAAACCAGTTTTCTACAATAGGTTTTAAATTTTCAAACACTGATACTAGACCGAATGTATCATTTATGTCCAGTTTAAATTGTGATAAGAAATCAAAGAACTGTCTTATCGGCATTGTTTTTGTTAAGAAATCTGCTGCATCAGAGTTCATCTGTTTCCAAGCGTCAAATAGTATTGAAAAATCTGTGTTTTTTATTGTGTCAAAGAATCCACCTTCGCCAAAAAACGAGAAATTTTCATAGATTTCTTTATCATCAGGGAAAAGTGCTTTTCCTAATGATTTTCCGACATTAAATCCAATCTCCCAAGTAACCGCAGCTACTGCAATTGTTGGAACTATTCCTATGCTTGATCCAAGTACTTTGGCTGATAACTTGTCCGATATTTTCCCCCATATGATATCTCCAACGCCAGTAAACTTTAAAAGGCCTATTGCTGTGATAATAGTGGTTTCAATCGGTGCAGCATCAAAACTTCCTTTCCATAGGTCGATTGCCGCATCTATGGCAGTTTCTATGAAATTTCCGGCAGATGTAAAGATTGCTGTCCAATCCATTCCGTCCAAGAAACTACCTATGTGTCTTCCGATTTTTTCCCAGTCCACAGAATCTATTGCTTTTGTGAACCAGTCAAAAATACCAGTTACCAGTTTTGACGTATCCATTCCGGCAACCTTAAACCAGGCATCCGAATCAAACTTAAATGCATACGCCAGATCTTCTATAATATCTTTTACTGGCTTAAACACCTTGCTTACTTTGTCAGCCCAACCCATAGCTGTATTCTGCATCTTGTCAAATGCTTCCTGCCATACTTTTTCGTATTCAGCAGTAGCATCCATGATTTCCTTGGTAAGGTCAATTCCTGCTCCACCAGCAGAAGAACTTCCGCTTGAACCGCTGTTAGGGTCAATGATATTTAATTCATCAATACCAAGCGAATAACTTTTAGCTTTTTTTGCACTTTTCCCTACTTTATCCAGTGCATCTGCCGTGTCTTCCAAATCTTCATTGTACCCGGATACACCTTGACCGAATGACGAAAAGTCAATCTTGATTCCCAGTAAATTTGCCACACTGACAAGCAGTCTCTTAATCGCAATTACGACACCGTTAATGACAGGAAGTACTTTCTGCAATACCGGAATAAACAACTGACCCAGTACCATGCCGGCTTCTTTTACATTGTTGGTAAACTGACGGATCATATTGCTTGGAGAATTGATTGTATTCGCCAAGTCTCCCCATGATACTTTGGACTGGTCTAAGATTGCCAGTAGACGCAACTGCTGTTTCTCTGCCTGTGACATTTCAGATACAGCCTTTTCAATGCCGTATTTGTAAGCATAGGTCTGTAAGGTAGCATTCGTGATATCAATACCATACTTATACAGTGCTCTTGACTGACCGATTAAGCCGGACTGTAAGTTGGTTGCAACTGTACTGTAATCCACGTTAAATAGGGAAGAAATATCACCGGCAAGCATTGTCATGGACTTTGAAATTGCCGTGGTGACTTCTCCGGTCTGCCCTAAAGAGTTGGTAATAGATGCAAGTTGTGAAGCGTACTGCGTAATCTCCTGTAAATTCAGTCCAAGGTTCTTCATTCCGCTTTCAGAAATCAATCCACCTTCTACATCTACTTTCAGTCCGGACATCTTGCCAAGCAGTTCATTTACACGGTTTCCGAAACTCTGTGCATAATCCTCTGCGTTGTCGTAACCGAATTTTTCAAAATCCTTGCCCCATTCCTTGCCGACTTTATTGAATGCTACCGTGTAGTAGTTGAATGCTTCGATATAGTCCGTGGTTCCCTCTATGGACTTCCACAGACTTTTGATTCCACGAATCACAAGGAAATAGGTTGCGTAGAATCTGCCGAAAGCCGCTGCAAGACTGAATGTGCTCTTCGTGGCTCTTTTTGCGCTTGCCGTATAGGTGTTCAGATTCCGTCCTAAAGAGTTTGCGGCTCTGCCGGATGCCGCACCAGTAGATGCCAATCCTGCCAGTGCATTTGTCATGCGGATAATGTTCTCACTGACATTCGGAGCGGTTGAAAGAGTTGTAAATAACTGCTTCAAATTCTTTGCTAGTAAAGGAATGTTTGTGATTGCTCTGCCGGATGCCACACCACCAAGTCTTGAAATCGAAGATGCTATGCTCGCAATATCCACTACTCCATCTACTTTTGTTCCTGCCATGTCAGCAGAAAAAGTCTTCAGTGCAGATGAAATTCTGCTTAATCCGCTTGTATCTATTTTCCCCATTCTGTTAATGGAATTTGTCAACGTGGAGATATTCTTAATACCGCTCGTATTCATAGAACTGGCGGCATTTGCGATACTCTGTATGCTATTAGAAATGCTTGTCAGTTTGGATGTATCAATGGACAAGCTTTTCTGAAAATTCGTAAGACTTGATGCAAGTTTATCCAGTGCATTTTTGGCTTTGTTCGCATCCGCACTGATTTTTATTTGAAGATTATCAATATCTGCCATACAGCACCGCCTTTACCGAAATAAAAAAGGAAGTGTCTGTCACTTCCAAGAAAAAGAGCGGTAAGCTGTGACACCTACCGCTCCTAAAATTACTTTTTGAGATATGCTCTTGTGACTGCACCGATTTTTCCGTCCACTTTGATACCTACACTCTTTTGGAATGCTTTTACTGCATCAGAAGTGGTTTTTCCAAAATATCCGTCAATGTTCGTCTTACCTTTCGCATTTACAGAAGGCATAAAGCCTTTTCTTACAAGTTCGTACTGCGCCCACTTGACATCATTTCCCTTCATCATTGTCAGACGCTTGTAATAAAGAAGTCTTTCCGGCTCTGTATAAGGGTTGCTATGGCTTGTAGAATCCTCATATACGGCATCTAACTCCTTGTACCATACATTCATGTCCACATTTCCTGCAATGCCGCCTACACGCCCTTTAGAAGTATACTGCCATCCTACCATGTTCGGTACTTGCGGTTGATACTTCACATCACACTTGCCGTTATTCTTGCCGTACCGTGCGATCCACATGGGATAACTCACACCGCCATAAGGCTTAATGTATGTCTTGTAAAAACTTTCCCCAGTGTATACACCGAACTGTAATCCTGCATCGGTGATGACCTTGCCGTAAGCATTGATAATGGAAATAATATTTTTGCCAAGACCTTTCATAACGGCATCTTCAACATCAAGATATACTGTCACTTTTCTGCCATTAAGAATAGTAAGCACTCTTCTTGCATCAGATCGTGATTTTGCAACCGTTGTAATATATCCGTATTCATATACTCCGTGCACATGGACATTGTGCTCTTTACAACCTTTCCAGTTCTCTTCAAACTTCTTGTCCGGGTTCAAATCCTTACGGATGACTTTCAGAATAGCAAAATCAATACCGTTCTGTTTTACCGCCCACCAGTTAATCGTCCCCTGGTATGAGGACACATCGATTCCTGTTAAACTCATTTTTTTCTCCTTAATCCGGGCTTTCCGGCAATCCTTGTTCTCTTAATGCTTTTATTCTCTGTTTCATTTCCCATATTGCAATTTCTTCGTTGGATTCTTTATAAGCAGGCTCTTTTTTGCTTTCTTCAATTATCGGCTTTTTGATATACTCTGACTTTGCATTTTTGCTAAAACAATGGTCTATTGCTACACCAAATGCCGATATACCATAATTTCCAAACCAAGACCACATCTCTGTGTCTCTCTGCTTCATTTCTAGCTTGTACGCTTCTGCATAAGGCTCTAAATCCGCAGGGCAGGAAGAATCTATATCTTTTACTGTAAATCCGTATCCTTTTGTGCATAAAAGCCACATAGGACGTACTTCTTTACAGTATGTTTCCCATGTTAGTTCTCTGACTTCTCCGGTGCTTTCTTGGAGTTCTTCTCCTGCTCCTGTTTCAGGAGCTTCGCTAAAAAACCGTTTTCAAGCAGCTCTCCTTGTACATCAGCAAACAACTTCTGAATGTCAGATTCATCAGAATCGAAATAATCATCAAGCATGGAATAAACCTCGCTTAACTTTGCTTCTTTCTGCTCTTTGTTGTAAGGGTCGAAACCGTATTCATCAGAGTGGTATTTCTGTAAACCGACAAGAATCAGTTCCGGCAGTAACATGAGAATGTTATTCACGGATTCAATGCCGTCTTCCTGTTTTTCAAGGTTTGCCAGTTTCTTGATAATGTTGTTTTTTACGGTTGCTTCGTAACCGAATTTAATGTTCAGTTCCTTTTCTCCAAATTTTACTGTCAGCATATTTTATCCTTTCCCCAACATTTTGTTGGAAAGGAGCCGCCCGAAGACGGCTCTCTTTTGCTTAAATCAATGTTTCGTCTACCGTTTCATCATTGTCAGCCACGGCAGTGTTATTTGTTTCTGACTGACTTTCTATTTTTTTGTCAGTGTAATTGCTGTAGGATAACCGTTTTCGTCTTCGGTTACTGCAACAGTGTAATTATCTTCAATCCACTTCGGTACAGTAGCCTGTGCAATCGTAGCAGTTCCGGTCAGATGATCGCCTGTTGCTTCGTCCGGTGCAAAACTTTCCTGACCGATAAATGCGCAAATACCCTCTGAACCTTTTCCGTCAGTTCCATACAAGATGATAAAATCGAGTTTCTTTCTCTCGTTTGTCACCATTTCATCCTTGTACTTTTTCTCAAACGCTCCTTGCACTTCCATACTGTTAGCGGCTCTACGACCCATTTCCTGCGTCTCTACCAAATCTTCCAGTGTAGAAGTATCCACCATGTTCTGACTTCCGAACGGTGAAGGAATACTTTTTGCTCTCATAAGCAGTTTGTACGTTCCTGCCCAGTACTCACCAGTAGCAGCACTAGAACTAGGCTCTTTATAGGCAATTCTTGATTTTAAACCAGTAGCCATATTTACCTCCAATTTTGCATAAAAAATAGAGCCTTTCGGCTCTGTCAATAGTTACAATATATCATCAGCATCTACACTTCTTCTGAACCGTGCAGTGCTTCTGTATGTGTCCTGCGAAGTATTATTAAACTCCGGCATGGAAGTTATTTGAAATCGCAGACGTTTGAAAAGACCGGCAACCGTAGCCATGATAGCTTCGGCTTCTTCTTGACTTTTGTTTGTTATCACATCCACCTGGTATGATGCTGTGATTCCATTAACAGAACGTGCTTCAAGGTCTTGTCCTGTCTCTGCGAACGGCATAGCATGAAAGTACACCGTAGGGAATGTAGGGTCTGACAAATCCTTGCTTTTGTCCGTCACATAAGCTTTAGGATGGCTCTGTGGTATCTTCATTTTTAAGTACGATGCAATCTTGACTTTGAAATCTGATACCCACTGATATTCATTATCCACTACCAAACACCACCTTTGCTGTCTGTGATACAATATCACGAAGTTCTATTGCAGTCAGGTACATAAATGGTCTTGACGGCATACCTTCTGTAAAATACCATTTACCGTCATCCGCAGGATAAAACCATCCATATCTTCCATCCGCAAGTTGCCTTATGGTTTTTCCGCTTGCATATTGCCAGTCAACACCTTCCGGTAGTTGATATGGATATGGCGACTGCTTTCCAACAACACCAGTACCAAACTCCACGAAAGCCGCATGGTCTGTACCTGCAACCACCGCCCAAACACCGCCACCCTTTACGGAGCCAACATATTCCGAATGGATGCTTTGCAAAAGTTCCGATGTAAATATAGCATCGAGGTCAGCAATCTGTACTCTAGCAATCTCTATGCCCTTTTCTGCCAGTGTTTCAGCTAGTAGCCTGCATTTATAGGTTAAACTATTTTCATAGTCTTTAAGAGCCTTTACAGCCGCTTGTATGGACTTTTGGTCAAACAGGTTGATATTGATTGTCTTTCCCATATGTTCCTACCACTTCTTTAGAATAGTCACATCCGTGAATCCATACACCTTTTTCAGTGAAAATTCCATTTTCCAGTTTTGGAATAGTTAATTTTTCTTTGTCACATTCCATAGTCAATCACCTACTTCACCGTCTTTTGCAACAAAAACAAATCTGCTGTCAGTCCCTCGTCTGCAACGCCTTTGACAACATAGTCCGCAGTCTTGCTGTCCACAAGTCCGTCATCGTCATGACCTACTTCCGACTTCTTCCAGATAACATCCCCTGCCTTAATCGGCAAATAGCCTTTGTCGGTCACAATCTGACAATACGAACTGGAATCATCAATACCAAATTCCTTTACCAGTACTTCCGACAGCTTATTGCTGATGTTGGCAGAAAAAAGGACGGGTTCTAAAAATTCCGTAATCGTTCCTTTGATTGACGGAATTTTTTCACCTGCCACTTCATCGTAAATAATGTTACCGTTTTTGTCACGGTTATAAATCGTGACTTTTTCTCCCTGCCGTGAGTACTTCATGTCCTGCTTGTTAATGTCAAGCATCTTTCTTCACCTGCTTGTAAATCTGATTTACACCAGTGCTTGCCAAACCGGAAACAATTCCGACAGCAATCGCATTCAGTACATCATTTGCCGGAAAATCCGGAATAACATACATTCCTACTACTCCGAGAGTGCCACCGACAATGCCGACAACAACTGGAATGTAGTTATCCTTAATAACCGGAATCAGCTTCGCTCCAATACCGGCAAGATAGCAGATAACCACAATTGCTACACAAGTTCCTACCTGTGAAAAATCCATCATTCCTTACCTCCGTTTTTCAATCTTATTTCTTTTATTTCTTCATACATTTTAGTTGCCATTCCATTTCCACCAAGTGCATGATAAGCATTGTACATCTCAACAAAGTTTTCATACGCATAGCTTGGAATTTCTCCCAACTTCATGTACTTATCGTGATACTCAATAAGTTGCACACGCAAAAGAAGCATTGTTCCCTTGCTGTTCGCATCCCTATCTTTCTTTTGCTGCTTTAGGAGCCAGACGATGTAGCCTAATAAAATAGGCAGAACAATCGTATACGTCTGTAATAAAAATTCTTTCAATTCATATCTCCTAACTGTTTATTTTTTGGCACACCGCCCACCACCCTTAAAGTGTGCCGCCTGCAACCTTATTACTGGAATCAGTAACATGGTCACGCACAATCTTCTAAACCCCTCGATTTCGATGGGGTTATAAAACTTTTGCAAATGGAAATACACCCACAAACAGTTCTTCCCGGTCTCTCCATGTTCTCGACACACCATTCTCTGAATAGCTTGCCATGAAGTTTTCACCGGCTTGCGATCTGTCATACACAACAAGATTAACAACCACGGACTGAAATTTTTCAATATCCGCGGAAATCTTCTCTTCCGTGTAGCTTTCCGGGTACATTCTTTTTGCTCTGATGTCGGCTTCTGCTTGACTGATAAGCTGTTCCAAAAAAGGATTTTCTTCCAAATGGTCAAACACGACCTCGGAGCTTTCAGAATCACTTTTAGAATCAATATGAAATTGTTTCAGACGGATTTTTACTTGCTCCAAAGTCGTATATTCTGCCATGTGCTACCTCTTATTCATCCTTTGCAGTTACCGTAGTAATGCCTGCCTTTACTGCTCTGTAATTAGGATCACACTCGATAATCATAATTTCCTTGCCGGTTGTTGCTTCAATTTCAGAAGTGCCATCCCAAGTAGCATACGTCTTTACATTTCCAAGATAAGAAGGTAATTTACAATCATCTGCTACCTTGTATTTGTAAGAATTGTCGCCGCTTTTTGCAGGGGAAACGCTTACTTTCGTGTATCCATTAGTTGTTTGGCTTGCAGTGCTGTTCACTACCAATGTATCCAAACCGCTTTCTCCTTCGGTTAAAGTACCGATTACGATTCCATAAGGGTTAGGAATTACAGGAATAAACACGCCACTAGCCTTAGTCCACTCAGCAACCGGATCGGGAGTTGCCCACTGGGAAATAGTAATGAATTGCTTTTTGGACAGGCTTGTAAATGCACTTGCTTTTTCTTCTTCCGGAGTTACGCCCCAAAGTCCAGTACCAATCTTTCCGTTTCCAGTAGATACATAAAGAGTAAATACATTATCCGGTAAAAATCTCTTAGGAGTTCTTGTGGTATTTTCCTTGTTGGCAATTCCGTACATATCATCATCAATTACCATATTCAGACCATACAGGCTAAGTAACAGATTTGCCACTTCTGCCGGAGTAATTGCCATTCCAACGAAATTAACTCCCTTAATAGCTTTCATTATTCCTTCATTCTTAAGCATATAAGAGCGCATTTTGGTAGAAGTCAGTGCGGTATTGACAACATATCCTTTGTCAAGAGCCATCTGAACCATGTCTGCAATATCTCCAAGGATATCATGGGTAGGATCTTCCCAACCTTTCAGTGTCTTGAACTTATTTACTTTGAAGTCAATAGCAAAATTGAGACCATTTTCGTTAATGGTCATCTTACCAGTAGACATAACCTCCATTTTTGCGATTTCAGTTCTTGTCTTAACAGAATCAGACAGCCGACCCATATCGTCATATACATAGTCAATCAGGTTGCTTTCTCTTACACCATGATTTAGCAACTGGCGTAATCTTTCAGACTGGTTGATTTTTTCCTTAATCAGCAGCTTTTCTATGCTTACTTTTTCAAATCCAGGTCTTACACCAATAGCAGCCTCGGTATCAAATGCGTGTACCATTGCTGCGGTAGGAAGATCCATTCCCTCGGAAAGTCTTTCGTACTCTGCTTCAAGGTTCTCGGTCTTGATATCAGGGAAAAGACGGTCACCTACATAATTTCTTGCGATAGAATAGTTTTGGGAAAAATCCAATCTATCCTTGTCTGTAATCATAGATAATACACTGGGCATATTTATTTACCTCCGTAATTTAATCAAAATAGATGCCATTTGCCTTAAGGGCAGTCTCCGCACCGCTGTCAACAGTTACAGGAAGATTTTCCTTAATTACTCTTCCGGCAATGATTACGGAAATAGGCTTTTTTTCGTCATCCGTAATATCAACATCCTCAAACACAATTCCCTTCGCAGAGGAATTATTTGCGGGAACTACGGTTCCAGCTTTAATGATTTTCTTATCATCTACCTGTATTGCCATTGCTTGTGTTCCCTCAAAAGTTTTTAACACAAGTCCGACTTCACTTGCTAAAACGTTTACACCAGAAGTGTAAGTAGTGGTTTTCATGTAAGCCATAACGTTTATACCTCCTTGCTTACTGTTCGATTACATAGCGCTGATTATATTTCTTTGCCATTTCAGCACCTTTACTTTCAGTTCCATCACCACCGCCAGCACTACCACCGCCCGGATTTGTGGTTCCGTTTGCGATTTCCTGCTCTTTAGCCTGTGCCGCAGCAGTCTCTTTATCAGAGATAATTTTTCCGAGTACTTCGTAGTCAAAACTGCCGTCATCCTTGATAACCTGTGATGCCTGTTCAGCAGAAATGTTAAACTTGGATGCCGCATTGCTTCTCTGATCCGCAATAGCCTGCGTCTTTTCAAGTTCTGCGATTTTTGCATTTGCAGAATCAAGGTCTTTTTGCAGTCTTTCCGAATCGGATAAATCCTTATCTTTCATGGCTGTGTATTCCTTTTCCAACTCACGCAGTCTTGTCAACTCTTCACTGTTTTTGTTTGCTTTTGCGTTTGCTGCCTGAACATCCTTGCTATTCTCAGCAATGATTTTTTCAATCTGTTCATCAGTCAAACCCATAGCTGTCAGTTCTTCTCTCTTCATAAATTACCTCCGTTATGTCCTACGAATTTTTATACGGTGCAACGACACCGGTTGACATTGCCGGTTTATACGCTCACGGCATTGCGAATTTTTATAAAATAAAAACAGCTACCTATTTCTAGGCAACTGTCTTATTTTGCATTTGTTTTACTATTTCCTGTGCTTTCGCCATCTGCTCTTCTATATTGATAATGTCAGCAGTTTTCCACAGAGCATCAAGGTAAGGTTTGGAAAGGTTGAAAGTCTTTTCGCAATCTCCCCAAAGTCCAACCGTTTTGATTGCAATAAGAGGATGAATACCACATTGCAGAAGTTGCAGTAATGTCTGCGACTTGGTATACATATTATCTTGTGGACTGTGGTTGATCTGCACATCAAAATCTCTAAGAGTGATTTTCAGATCCTCTTTCTTAATGCGGATAACATTCAGCGCAACCTTGGCCAGTCTCTTCTCTGCTGTTTTAACAACCGGATCCTTAAGCCTTGCTCTTGATTTTGAAAAATCCCATCCGTTTCTCAGCTCAACCGCACCCTGCGTATCACCGCCAGTGTTTCCTTGCTTGTTCGGTATTCCCAAAATTGAAAGTGCGCTGTCTGTTAAATCATCCTTGGAAACCTGTGTCTGCGTTTGGTCAAGTTCCTGCGACATGACATCCACATCAGACTTATTGTCTTTATTTATGGACTTTACAACCAACGCATGGTTCATTTTCATTTTCTTGAACTGTTCTTCATCAACTTCACAGTTTACAAATTTGTACCATGCCTGGATAAACTGCTCTATACCATCCATTCTGTTAGACTGCGTATTATTGATTGCATCCAACAGATCTATAACAAGTTCAATATCAGATAATCGCTCATGGTTGTTCGGAAATTCTACAATCGGTATTCCACCAAATCCGTGAAGTTTCCATGTATCAGGAACAACCGCACTGTTTTTTATCTTACATTCACAGGATTCCGTGTAGCAGAGTTTGTACCACTCGCCATTTTCATCTTTTAACTCCTGTACCGCCAAAATCGGTTCTTCGGAACTGCGGTTGTAAATGACAAACGTGTTCAGAGGATTAGGTGCAACCACACGGATAGGCACATCTCCATTCACAATCTGAATAGCTTTGAATGATGTTCCGGTTGCCGACTGCCACTCACCAGCTTTTATATCTTTCTCATGCTTATTTGCATCTGCTAAGTAATCATTCAGTTCATCTACTGCCTTATTTACATCTTTATCATCTTTTCTGCTGACAAACTGAATAGGCTCTCCGTAAGTCTGACCGACCTTGAACTGTACCCACTCATAAGCATGATTCTCAACGATTTTGTTCGTTATATCCTCATTTGACAGCTTTGTTCTGTATAGTACCGGTTGATCTCCTTTGTAGTACTCCCACAAGTACTTGATAACTGACTTATTGTAATTAAAAACACCGATGCAATCACCAATAACCTTTACAATGTTGTCTTCGGTTATCTGCTCCACATCCGTATATGCAATTTTTCTACCGTGACAACCCTTTACAAGGTCTTGAAATTTCATAGTGTTCATATTTTCACCTACATAAATGTCATTCCGCTACTCTGATCTCTTTTTGGAAGTTTCTTGATTTCACGTTCTCCGGTCTCCGTATGGTAAACAACCATCTTATCGCAATTTCGGCACTTATATGTCTTGTCGATATGCGATTTTGCACTACATTCACCGACCAACCGTCCGCATCCCGGACAGTACACTCTAATTTTTTGGTTAAAAATCATAAATACCTCTTTTCTGCGCACAAAAATACCGCCCTTGCTGATAAGAGCGGTACTTCTGTAGTCTTCACATGATCTGAGGAGGAAATGAAAAATATCTTGGAATCTTTCTGCATCTTAATAGTATCACGGAAAAATCGGACATATCGGACAAGTTTGTTCAGATTAAATATAATAATCCAACCAAATAATGTAAAACTTGGTCTTGTGCATACGTAATTTTATTCCATCTCGCTTTTAATGGATCAATAATCAAATGTGTTGCAAAAACTATCGGCAACTGCCATGTCCACCCAAAAACAATTAGAAAAGGAAGGCAGTATAATGCACAGTGCACAAATAAATGATACCAATTTTTCCCTTTCGTTGATGCAATAAAGTCACATTGTAATACATAATCTCCAAATAAATGGCACAGCACAATTAACACTATTTCTTTAATAATTTGCATTGTTTATACCTCCGTATTATTTTAATTTGCCATATAACGATCAAATGCTTTTCTTACGCTATCCTCTGTGTTTCCACCACCGATTCTATCAGCGACCTTGTTCCATGATAATTTTTCAATAAATCGTAAATTTATGATTCGTCTTATACGACTGTCCTGAACGCTTGCAATAAATTCTTCGACTTCATTATTTTTTTGCAGTAAATCGTCCTCTAAAAGCTGTAAAGTAGCCTTTCTGGAATAAAGCAGTGTCCGTTTTCTGCTGTACTCCGGATAAGGGAATCCTTCAATACGAAAATGTTCAGTGCCGCCGCATCCACCTGATACGCTGTCAACAACATTCCCATCCGATTCAATTTTTCTGATATCCGATTCAAGTTTTTTAATCTTCTGCTGTACTTCTTTGATTTCTTCCTGTAAATCTATGTATTGAGATAAAACCTCTTTAGTCACCATAATCAATACCTCCGTCCGAAAGAGAATGGGTTTTGAATTGCTTCTACTTTTGCTACCCTGTTTCCGTTTGTAATTCGCAATGCAAAGTTTGAAAATACATCAGGCACATCATCTAACTGTTTTTTTCCTGAAACAGAATACCTTTTCAGTAACGACATCATTACACCGTATGGTTCGTTAGGCTTATACAATGATGGATCTTTGAATATTACGTGTTGTAAAATCCAGTTAGAGCACTGAAAAATTCTTGCTTCTTTGTTTGTCTCTGTCGGTGTGTCTGTGATGTTGCATATCCATCCTTTACTCTCTACACGCTTATTTACTTCCATTGCCACACGGTCACCGCCGGCATTACGCTCAAATTCGCACTCTTGCACTTTATTATTAACAAGTACATTTGCAGCATTTTCATACTGCATCTCATAATCCGCAGTATTGTCGCAAACAGCATCCACGCAGTAATAATCTTCTCCGTACTTTTGCAATACCGGAAGAACAAAAAAGTCGGTTCCTTTTCCCTTGGTATCGCATTGCCCGGTAATAATTTCCGGTTCCCCATGTGGCAGATTAAGATAACGTCTGATTTTTTCTTCCGGGAATAACAATCCCTCACGTTCAATAGGCTCCTGCTTGTAAAGACACCTATAAGAGATTTCATCCATGAGTAATTGTTGATCTTCAAAAAAAGCAACCGTAAATCCGGAAAATTCGTAGTCAAAATTGCTTAATCCTGTTTTTGGGTCAATATCCGCAACCGCAATTACTTTTACTCTCGGATTCCCTTCATACATATTTTGGATCCTACCGATTACATCGTTTACGCTCCACCTGGTAGCAATATGGATCTCTTTGCAATTCTTTCCGTCAGTATCTTGTGTCTTTCTTTGTCTTGCATCTACCGCATACTTGTCCCACAGTTTATCCAAAATTATAGGATTCATAGCTTCTTCGATGCCACCGATCATGTCATCTACGAACAAAAACTTTGATGCACGTACCTTACCAGCATTTTTACTTCCTACGGATGTGCACTGAACGGATGGAAATGGTTTATATTTGCCAATGTTAAACTGTTCCATTTTTGCATTTGTGCTAGTTACGGAAAGGTTTGGAAAAATTTCATTCCAAGTGTACTCGTCAGAATTTGTACAAATATCGTACACACCGTCATAGTACATACGTGTAATGTCTCCACTGTGGGAGTAAAAAAGGTTGAAATCTCTCGGAAACCATCCGGCAACCAACGCATTCAGTATTTTCTCGACCGTGGTTTTTCCAGCACCAGGGATAAGAGACACGCAGAGGATGTCGTATATATCATCAATCATGCCTTGAATGGCATCCATTAGACCGATTTTAAGAAATTGCTTTCTACGTGGCATATAGAACCGCTCTCTAGGTTCTCTTTTCTTTTCCAAGTATCGGTAGGCACTGTCCACAACCTTATTTTGTGCTTCAAGTAGAAGAACATCGTACAATTTATCTGTCAGAGAATAGTGCGTCTTGTTTGCAAAGGAATATTTTTCCAAATCCCATATGGTTCCTCCGGTTCTTTCCATGCAGAAACGCTCTACAATGCCTTTAGAACGGTTTGTTATCTGTAAGCCATAAGTTATATCCTTTTCACCGTTTATAGCCACTCTGCAGGCTTCTATGTACGCATCAATGACCTGTTCATCAATTCCCTTGCGCTGTATGTAATTGTCATAGCTGTTTACTGCCGATATAAGGCTCTGACTTGCCAATATAAAAGAGCCTCCTTTCCTTACATTTTGGAAATTTGGCTCTCTGCGTAGGCACTCTACGACTGGTGCTCTAAATATTCAATTTACTTCCAATCAAAATACGACCGTTTCCCACATACAGGGCACTTGATATTGTAACTGCCAAGACCATCATGCATTACACCCATTATGTCAGTTGCATCGCATTCTCTTTTCTCGAACTCAAATATCGAACCGCATTTATCGCAGGTTAATCTTTTGGTCGGTGCTACTAATTTGTGTCGTTTTATAATTTTCATCCAAGATTCACCACAATTCTATTGATTTCCCCACATTTTGGGCATTTGATTTCAGCCTGTCCGTTGAATTTGCCTAAAAGTCGGTTGCATTTGCTACAACGATGTTCGGACAGTTTTACATAAAAACATTTTTTCAAAGTTTCCTCGTCTTCCTTTGTATCTGCCACAACAATCGGGTCTTCTCCGAGTGTTGTACATTCAATTTTTATATTTTCAATATTCCCGATGTTTTTATGTGTGACCTGTCGAAACACATCACGTTCTATATTTTCAATTACTGCTGTCATGCTCATTTTTCCACCAACTTTCATATCAAACCAAGAATATACAATATCCCAAGTTCCGATTCTTGCTCTGCGCATTCTCTGACATGAACCAAAATTTCCTTTAGTTGTTCATTATCTTTTTCTTTCATTCTATTTTTGTCAATTATTTCATCGATGCAGTAATATAAACAATTCCCATATCCAACACCTAAACGACTTCCATAAAATGATTTTCCAACAATATCATAATTTTCAGTTTTTAAAATATCGTGCTGATAATCTAAATCGCACCACTTTTTATTATCTTCCAGTTTCTTTTGAAGATATTTTAAGAAATCTACTACTCTTTCTTCTCTATCACTGATGTATAATATCGTGTCTTTCATTTTATTTCACAATCCTTCTGCTTTCTTCCATCACTTTACAGTTCCTTGCAAAATCTCTTTCAATAAAACTTTGCGGTATCCTTCCAAATTTTTCCAAAGCGTATTTTTCTACCGCTTCTTTGGAAACATCTATACTAAAATTTCGTAATGCTTCTGTTTGCGGTTGATAATCTGATAAAATTTTATTCATTCTTCATCCACTCTTCAAACTCTTTCCGGCATTTAGGGCATAAATGAAATTCTTTGTATCCAACATCGTGTATTTCTTTAATTTGAACTCCTGTACGCGATGGTGATACAAGTTCAGTATTAGCAACATACCCTGCTACATTTGCAAATTTCATACTATATTCTGCTGATGTAATCAATTTCCTTGTAAAAAAAGTTCTTCTTTGCGGCATCATTTCTATTTCAGATTCACACCGGTCACAGGTGTACCATTCTTTTTCATGTCTCATGTTGCACCTCGCTTAATATCCGCCATTATTCTCAATAAGCCATTCTTTCAATGCAACGTGTGCTTTTGCGAAGCATAATTCCATGTCCGTATCATTTTCATGTACGAGAATCGCATCATCACCATCTCTTCTACACTCAGGATAGTCGTTTGCGCATCCTCGTTTGTAAATATAGATTCCCCAGTCACATATCTTGCTATATGTTATTTCAAGATGCATCGGAAAATCTTGTGTCTTTTCGTCAAAAAACTTTAAGAACTCATTCATCCTCATATCCTCCGTAACCCATGCAGACGGAATCGAACCGCCGACACACATCCTATGCGGATGCCGCTCTTCCACTGGAGCTATGCATGGAAATTGCACCGTAAAAACCTTTTATGGCTTGCGCTTGCCATAACCAAATGTGCACCGCCTACTTGTCACTGACTATCCACAATCTCACAGTCTTGTCTGTTCTCTACTTCATAGGCTTGGTTTTCGCTAAACATATGTGGCTTACGTTTTAGCTAGGGAATAGTTGCACGGAGAGTCGAACTCCGTCAGACAAAACCATGCCAATGCATTTCAAATCTGCAAATTCTAATTTGCAAAGAGTTTTCTGTTCCCGGTAATACAACTACTATCCATACATCTCCCATCGACCGGAACTATTGCAGTAGTACCAGACTAAGTGGAGATAAGGATAAACACGCCAGGAAAGCATCGAACTTTCGTTAGAGGTTTTGGAGACCTCTTTCTGACCAACAGACAGACGTATATAAAGTTTTCACGATTTTTTGAAACTTGAAACGGTCAAACTTTTTCATTGCTTTCCAAAACAAGAGGATTTGCCATTATCTCAACAAAGCTACTTACTAGTATTTTCACTTCTCAATAATGACTGCTGGTCGAATCCTTCATCGACGCACGCAGATACAAGGACTTGAACCTTGACAGCATTTCTGCTGGATAGCTTAGCAAGCTACTGTGTTACCATTACACCATATCTGCAAGGGGAGGTTTTTTACTTGGTTTTCCTCTGCCCAAGGATCTTTTAGTCAGCCGCAAGCGGCTCTATCAAGTTCCCATGAGATAAACATTAACCGGTGTATTTATCCCCTATGCTTCTGTAATGAGCATACTCGGAGTGTACTTGCAACAACACCTATTGGGATGATGGGACTCGAACCCATGACATACTGTGTATAAGACAGCCGCTCTCGCCAACTGCGCTACATCCCAGTGATCGGTACGAGATTCGAACTCGCGTTACCACCGTGAAAGGGTGGTGTCTTACCACTTGACTAACCGATCATGTGCGTTTCCATAAGCTGTATGCCTACATTTAAGGCGCTGACGCAGCGCAACACTTATGGCTATTTTTATTTTCGCAGGGCATCCGCCAGTTACCTGCTAGTCGGTTGCGATCCGACATCGTGGGGAAAGAAGGAGTCGAACCTTCGGTGTTTCTAATGTCACGGTTTTACAGACCGCTGCAATCGCCACTATGCATATTTCCCCAAAACCTGTGCCGTATAACCACAGATGAACTTCTGGCATATCTATCTGCTACCTACCGACTATTGCAATCACGGTATCGTCTTATCACCGCAGATAAAGTTTTCACCGCTATATAGTTGCAAGGCTTCAAGCGGTTACGTGGAATATAGGTGGGTGAGGATTTGAACCTCACAAAATCAGTTTCTGAAAAGGTGTTGTTGCTGACTACGGATGATCGCCCGCCTGTCACTCGGCAATACTCTTACTGATTGGCTTCTTTGCCTTCAATACCATTCTGCCACCACCTACGCCCATCTTATGACTGCAAGGGCTGTGCAGTATCTCTGTTGAGCCACATACTCTTCTAAACTGTTGTATGGTACAAAACAGATGCAGATTAAACCCACAACGGTATTCTTCAAAAACCGGGCTGTCATAAACCGGTTAAACCCTCACGAGCCTTGCGACGGCTCTTAACAGCATTCCGCTATGAGGTGAAAGGAGTCTTCCATGTAGATGGAATATTCGCAGATGGCAAAGACCGAAAGAAGAAAACATCTGCGAAACAGGACTACCAGGATTCGGACCTGGGAATGCAGCAGTCAAAGTGCTGTGCCTTACCGCTTGGCGATAGTCCTAAACTCCGGGAGAGAGACCATCTGCTCCCGGATTATTTTTTCGTGAAACACCCTATATTGCTTAATTGTCACGCCTGCGCACGGTACTTTAAAAAACTTGTTGTTGTCGAACGCATTATTCCATTTTTCGTTTCCCGCACACAGGCTGCATACACTCTTGATGCCTTGATTTCTCTGCCACATATCCAATGCCAACACAACACAAGATATTTGGCAATAATAATGGCTTTATGAATTTAACCCATTCAACATTGTGATATGGGATAATTCGCATAATCTCCGGTAACCACATAGGCTATACCCACATAAAAGTTATTCCAAATGCAAGAAACATTGCAGTTGCAAAGAAGAATACTCCGTCTGATGCAGTTTTATGCTTTGGAGCATATAATGCACTTGCTATTGCGAAAAACGCCATTACTGCAGTTGTCACAATTTTCAAAATTATGAATAAAATCATGTTAACTCTACCTCCCACACAAAATAATTTGCTATCAGCAATATCAGTCCGAATGCAATGCACAGAACTCTTGAAATTGTATCTGTGCCGGAATCCCGTGCAATCTGGAAATTACTTCCGCAAAGAGTAAGTAATGCTGTTGAAGAACATACTTTTAAGAATTTTCTGATTATCTTTTTCATTTTTTCTTCGTCCTTCCTTCAATTTCATCGATCATTGCCATTACCAGTGCTTTAGCAAACTGACTATTGTTATGCATTTTAATCAGCAGATTGCCCTGCCGGATAAGATACGACCAGTCATCATCCGTTTTCGGATTAGCGCACTCTTTATGGATTTTCCAAACCTCTGTGTAGATTTCTTTAATCTCCGGTGGCAATTCACATTTCTCCTTAACTGGCAAATCTTCTTTAGGCTCTTTATCAAGCCTGCTCTTTTGGTGCTTCATCTGACAGATAACCATTTCTGTAACGTTCTCACGGTCTCTTTTGATTCCGTGACCTTTCAGAAATAATTCGCATTGCAGAACTTCACCACATTTTGAACATTCGTCTTTTATCTCTTTCCCAAATATCTGCATACGCTTAATCCTTGCTTGTGACTACTGCTCTTAAAAATACTCCGATGATGAACAGGATATATACCCATGCAGGAGCTTGCAATTGAAACAGTATCCATGCTAAAACTATGTAAATGAAAATCATGTGGTACACCTCCTAAAGGGCTTTTTTATTTTTGAGGAAATTTGAGGTACTAAGTAGTGGCTGTTCGCTGGTCCTGTCAGACCCCCTCCCCCGTTGCCATCAACGCATTTCAACTATGCGCAAAATTCGCGCTTCGCGCAGTCTTTATTGACACATCCTTAACTATCCCATATTCCCGCGCGTTTCCATACTTGTTGCTACTCATTCGCATCTATGTTACTATCGTCATACGCTCCGGAATCGGTCAACATTGATGTATTTTGTCCATTTGTGCCGCCTAACTGTGGCAGATCAGAAGCAGTTAACGCTTGCTTGTAGTTCTGCTGCTCTCTCGATACTCCCGGAAGGTTCCAACCGTAGTGACGATTTAGGATTGCCAGGATTCCAACAGGGTTACGCTTTGCCGTGGCAAGTTTTGCGCTTAAAGACTCTTCACGAAAATCCGATATCTTTTTACCGATGTCAGAACACGATGGACTTAATTTAGTGCCCTCATCTCTCCAAGTAGCTATAGTATATCTGTCTATACCTGTTAATAAACTAAATCCTATAGCCGATACCTCTTTATCATACATCATACACATATATATATAATAATCACATATACGATTAACCAAATCATAGTTATAAGCGTTATAGTTACTTACTCCACCTGTAAATGATCCAGTAGTATTCACAAGTGATTTAGACTTAAGACAATCAGGTTCATTAAATGCATGGCGTTTAATATACATAAGGGCGGCATTCCATACGCTTTGAGACTCTTGTCTAATATCCTTTATTTTCTGATCTCTGCAGAACTGGGAGAGGTATAATTCCATGTCATTCTCATATACCTGGGATGTTTCTGTATTTTCGACTTTTTCCATTCCTGCACCTCCTAAAATCTGCAATAAAAAAATCACTAAGCATCACTTAATAAACCTATGTCTTTTGATCTCCTCCACAGATCAGGCAAAAACATAAATTTATAAAAGTGACAAGCTAGTGACTTCTTGTCGTTTCCGGTCTGTCGGCTCCGGTGGTCTTGGTTACAATCTGGGCGGCTGCGTATCCAAAGGGGGTTGGATTTACACCGCTGTCACTCGCACCGTGTTAACGTCGGCTCCCTAACTGCTTTTATCATAACACAAGACCTATTTATAAATCCACAACAACCTTTTACGTATTTGATTATTTGTTGTGGTGGTATTCCTGCCGGTGATCCTGCG